GAGAATGAAAATTAACCCCCCCTGAATCATATTACGCGTCGCAAAACTCTTACTTTTCAAAAAGGGGGGCGGGCCGCGCCCCCTATTTATGACCCTTTAAAGCAGAGGGGGTAGGTCTACCCCTCCCCCTACCGGACCTCTCTTAATCTGAAGAAGCATTTTACTTTTGGCAATCTCCCCCACTCCCAGAGGGGAGATGTCATGCTCGACTTGCTCTGTTGATGTCGCCCCTTCTGATATGTGCCGAGCTGAACAAGTTCAGTCCAGTTCTTCATGTCAGTAGAGTATTCAAGAATATACATTACATAAGGAGTTATATCTTTTAATTCAAAGTATACTCCCTGCAACGAACCTTCCCTGTCTATCTTTAGTTCTAGCTTCGGCTCGTCTGCTGCGAGGGTTGCGATGCCCCACACTATAAAGAAAGCAATCCACGCTTTGCGTAGCCAGCCAAAGATAACCTTCTCCACCCTATCGTGATTTTTGTAGTAGTTTGTTTTCATAAGCAAAATCAAAGTATAACAGTTAAGGGTTAGTATGTCAAGCGTTAATCCTCCGGCTCGGCATCGTACCCCTCAAATTCATCCATGTTGTCCTCTTGGCAGTCATCGCATAAGGTACAATCCTCATGATGTACTCCGCCAGTTTCACCCATGTCCGTGCTTCCGCACTGATCGCATGCCGTAATCGTTTCGGTAATGTTATTCATATCAAACCTTCCTAGCTTCAGCAGCTTCGTCTATCTCTCTGAGCGTGTGAGCCAATGCGGTCACTCGTTGTGCGTGCCTGTTTAGTGGCGTATAGCTGTTCCACTCGTCCAGAGTGATCTCTTTGGTTGTCCCGTTCGGGCCTCTTAACTTAACCATCTTCGGCTTCATGTTCTTATCTCTCATAACTGGACATAGTATAACACAATCTCCGCAAATGTCAACAATAAAAACAAAATAAATCACATAATAATCTTTTATACTAATCTCCTAAAAGTATAATTTTTTTAACGTGCCTGTAACCTACTGATAGTCAATGGTTTACCAGCGCGGGCAGCCGCGCGCCGTAAGTCGTTGATACTCAGTAACTTACGATACGAAAAAAAAACGAAAAAAAGTTGCAAAAGGGCTTGACTTTAGGGGTAAGCTATGATAGACTATTCCCAGTTATGAGAGACAGAGACAGAGAGTGGAAAACGGTCAAGGTCAAAGGGCCTTGGATGAAGGGCGCTGAGACAGTCAGAGAGCTTAGTCTGGACGAGTGGTCAAGTTACACGCCGCTGAACAAGCGGGTGCGTGGAGCATGGTTCCGAGTAGTAAAGGACGACTAATGAACCAGTTAAAAATAGACGAATACCAGAGGCAGCTCAGTACTCGCGTTGCCATTGAGCGGATTGACGCTGAGATGGTGGATGACTATGTCTGTCAAGCAGAAGAATCGCTTAACGCCATGCAGCAGCAGGCAAAAAAAGATGTTGACAATGTAAACCCCTTGTGTTACAATATTCCCAGTGAGTGAGACAATGACAACGACCCAAATCTACAACGAGGCGCTCAAAGACCCGCGAGCGAAAGCAGAGATGGAAGCCGTATGCGACCAATGGTGTGAGATGGCCAACAAGGCGCAGGATGCAGAGATGTGCTGCGACGAGTGCGGAGACACCGAGGTGGTATTCGATGAGTACGTTTCCTTCATCGGCGCGGTGAAGCTATGTGAGGTGTGTTTCGAGAATGTGAGAGGATACTGATATGACCCTACTGACCAAACAGATACGAGAGGACTTGCCCAAGCTATACGCTAACGATGGCAAGAGCGAATCAGAGACAATCGTGGTGGTGAAATACTTCACGCCAGATAGTCATTGGACGTGGTATGCTACCGAGTTTGATGGTGTGGATACCTTCTTCGGCCTAGTGGATGGCGTGGAGCCAGAGCTAGGATACTTCAGCTTGAAAGAGCTAGAGGCTGCACGTGGGCCGCTCGGCCTACTGGTAGAGCGTGACCTTCACTTCTCACCCAAGCCACTATCAGAGGTGCGTGAAGGGTGCGCCGCCCTGCTATGACCAAGTGCTACACAGTCAACGGTGTGGGCTTCTATATACAGGAGCAGCCACAACACAAGGCCCTAGAGCAAGCCATAGAGTATGCCAGACGTGTCAATAGCAAGGTGCTAGATGCAGATGGTGAACAGGTGTGGCCTATATGGCCCATGTCGGAGGATGACGAATGAAACAGCAGTACCGATACACCAAGCCCATTAGAGGAAAAGACCCTGATAATAAAGAGGAGGAACTATCAGAGGAAAACAAAGAGGTTTGCCCTAGATGTGGTGGCTGGGGTGGTGGTGCGTGGAATGGGAACGACTCACCCTTTGAGGGCTACCTACCCTGCTACGCCTGCGGCTTGTAAGTCATTGTCCACCAGTGACTTAGCACGGCGGGCTGCCGCGCCGCCTAAGTCCTTGATAGTCAGTAACTTACGTGTCAAGCATAATCTTACAAAAAAAAATAAAAAAAAAGTTGTTTTTAGTGTTGACTTTTCTGACAGTTGTGATATACTGTTTTCAGTTATGAGAGATATGTTCAAGAAAAACCACATGACCCTGAAGGAAATCGAACGCTACATCGAAGCCAAGCGCAAGCGCGAGGCCAAATTGCGGGAAACAACCAAAAAAAATAAAATTAATGGTTGACTTTTTTCTAAAGTATGATAAGATAATTCCTGTTATGAGAGATACCGAAAACTACATATACTTCTGGAATGTCACCTTCAAGGTGAAGAAGAACCCAACCTATACGGGCAATCACTACCTTGCTACCTGTAATTCGATTATGGGCAACACCTATTCGCTAGAAACAACCAAGCAAGAGATGATTGACCAATTCCTTGCAAGCGAGGTTAACAACACGACCAAGTACGGAGACATCATCCAAGTGGTCGAAATAACCAAGTGCTTTGAAGATAGGTCGCCAAAGGGAAGATTTCACAAAGATAATTACTAGATTATGCTTGCAATTAATTGTGATTGCTTTATCTTAAAGGGAGTGAGAGGAATAAAAAACATGAAAAATGAAAATAAAGAAGGATTAGTGTTCAGGGCCGTTGAGATAGTTTTGGTGCCGCTTGCCGTGGCCGTCAGACTGCAAGTGGCTCTGATTCGCCAGACGCTGTACGCAGCGTTTGTGACGGATCGCATCATTGCGAAATCAAAGTTTCCACGGATTCGTTTTAAATGAAAATAGTGCTTGACTTTTTCAATTAATTGTGATAGCATATATCAAGTGAGTGAGAGAAACAACAAACATGAAAAATAAAAACAAAATGACGTTCGACGAATACAAGGCAGCGGCCAGCGAAATACTGGACGGGAGAGAGCTTTCCGGCGGTTACTATGGCGGCGACGAAGGCATCACGATGCTGATGACCGAAAGAAACTTCATCAGCTTTCTACACGATTGTTGGGAACAAGATGGCCACAAGTTCAACGCAGAAGTAATCAACGAAGCTATTAGCGAATACTGGCAGGGAATGATGGAGGATTGCCTCTAATGAACTTCTTGACTAAACACGTCATCCCGACGAAAGAAGAAACGAAGGACTACCTTCGCTATGTCAAAGATAGCATGATAGATCCCGCCCAAACGATGAAAGACAATCCAGATTCGGCCTTGTTGATAATTGCTGTTATCGCGTGGCTGGCTTTCCTATCATAAAATAACAGTTGACAACAAGACCCGCCTGTAGTATACTTTTTGAAGTGCGAGTGAAAACGACTAAAACTACTAACATATGATGAATAACTCATCAAGAGCCCAAAACGGGCAAGGCGTGAGCAGCACGGCCTTGCGGAACATCGAGCAAATCGCCAAACTAGCGCTCGGTGCCAAACGATCAGGCGGCACGGCGAACCGCCCACAACCAAGCCGAAAGGGCAACACGGTACTGGACAACGGGGTAGAGTTGACCAGTCACCAATACCTGACCTACCTCGGCCTCAAGGGCATACTGGCTGACCCGAATGCCCCCAAGGAGCCAACCGCGAAGGACATCGCCGCATGGCGAGAAGACGGCACTACGGCCAACATCGTCAACCAGCACCTAAGCTCGTTGCGCGACAAGGGTTTGGCCGAGTGGTCGATGGTCGAGAAGGAGAAGCCCAACGGCTTGATCGCTCGACTCCGCACCGGATTGCGCCTCATCAAGGTGGTGACGGAGCAGTCCGAAGACAAGTTGGCCGAAAACGCCGACAAGGCTGCGCTGGAGGAGATCCGCAAGCAGCTAGGTGGCGCGTAAGCCATCCGCACCCGAGCCTCGCTCGGGGTTATAAATTTGTAGTCCCTGTCGGTGGAGGTTAGCCGAACGGTATTGTTTTTCATTTCGACGTGTACCTTCGCCAAGGTTTTTTGGTTTTCCCTTGGCGGAGGTTTTTTTAAGCCCAAATGATTATAAAAAAATCCGAAAAGTATAACCGCCTTAACTCACTGATAGTCAAAGACTTACGAACGCGGCCGCCGCGGCAGTAACTCACTGATTACCAACGACTTACAACACGAAAAAAAAGTGAAAAAAAGTGAAAAAAGTGCTTGATCTCACCCTTAGAGTATGATAACATATAGCCTGTGAGTGAGAAAATGAACAACGACTGGAGCACCAAGGTGCTGAGCTGGAACAACATCAAGCGCGGTATATGGGTCGTAGGCGACAAGGTGTTTGAGAATGGTCGCCGTGAGCATCGCAACTGGTGGTGGGCAGACGCCGAGGCCAAAAGGACTGGCCTCCCTCTGATGAAGGTGCAGCCCGACCGCACCCTCAAGAGCGTGTCGGAAAAAAGTTGATTTTTTTTGTTGACATTGTCAATTTCCTGTGATATCATATAACAAGTGAGTGAGAAAATGAATATGTTTACTGTTCAGTTAGAGGACGGGGTCGAGTCGTTCGCGACTACGACCGAGGGGTTGTACGCGGCCATGGACTTGGCCGAGGAGCATGACAGCGTCGTGATGCGCGGCGAGGTCGTGGAGTTCGATCCTCGCGAGGGTCAGGACGACGATGTGGACGCGGTGGACGCGGACGCATGGGCGTTGGCGAGTGCTGGTTTCGGCACCGATGAGGACTACGGCTGCTACGACAGCGGCGACGAGTGGTAAAAGCGCGCGCTAAGTCCTTGATAGTCATGGACTTACCAGCGCGGCTGCCGCGCACCTAACTCATTGATAGTCAAGGGCTTAAGAAGATGCCCTCCCAAGCTAACATGAAAGCTCGGAAGGGCTGCGTGGTTATGAGAGATGAATAACTACGCTAGAGTCATTATTATGTTATTTGCTGTTTCGCTTTTTCACTTTTATAATTTATAAAATATATGATTACCTATAACCTTAACAGGCTTCTTTCCTTTAGCCCATTTCGGTTTATCTATTTTATTATTATGATAGTGATTAGCAAACCCAACAAAATCACGACTTAAAAGTTTTATGTTTTTAGCCAGAGAGATAGCGTATTTGGCTTGTGGAACTTTAAGCAAGTGTTCAAGGCTCTTTAACGCTTTACCGTTCCAACAACTGAACTGGTAGGGCTTGAGACAGACTTCTTTTGGTGTTCTACCTCGTTCAAATGCTCGTTGAGCAATGACAGCAGCAACCGCATACATCCCTCCCTGCCCCTCTCCTCTCGCCTCGGCAAGTATAGTAATCGCAATGACCTTCGTCTCTCTAGTAAGTTTGACATTGTTATGTGTGTGTTGCGCGTTAACAGCATTAAGGCCCGCAGCCATTAACGCTGCCGTCCAGACCAGTCGCCACCACGCATCGAGTTCGTTCAGTCCAGTATCGTTGATTAACCATTTTATTCTATTTTTCATTTTATTGTTGGCACAGCATGAGCAAAAGACACGCTACTGTAGCAGTCAGTCTCATCGTACTTCGGGGCGTTTTCAATCTTGTTAAGTTCGTGTTCTACATCTTCTTCTGTCATCCAGCCGCGAACATCAGAATAGCCCAGTTTTTCGTTGTAAACAACATCCCAGTCATTTTCCTGTGACGCGCCTTTAAGTGTGCCGATCTTCAACAAGGCCAACTCATACTTACCCTCTCTGCCGCCATAGCTATAACTATGACGAACAACAGACAGACCATAACCGTTCTTGAAACGAACGATTCCGTGAACACCTTCGGGGTCTACCCCGTGACACCTAAATTTAATATCTGAAAATTTCATGCGTCCTCTCCAAGCTCAAAGCCTAACGGTGAAAAAGTATCGTCGAACCTAGCCTTGTTAAGCCCTTTCCGTAAGGTCGTCAGGATGTCTTTTTGCTCTTTGACGATTCTCCTAATGTCCTCAATGTCACCTTCCATGTAGTAGCATTTATTATGCGCACGATTAAACAAATGCTCGACATGGGTCAACGAACCCTCAACATCAGCCATAGCCAAACGGGTCTGTTCGATTTCCTTCGCTGCTCTTTTGGTCATATCTCTCATAACTTTTAATATAGTATCACAAACAGGTTAACAAGTCAAGCACTTTTTAGTACCATTGTTTCCTGTCGGTCTCGGTGTCATAGCCGTGGTTGTAGGCTTCTATCTCCGATGCCGTCATATCCTTCTCCTCTACCATCTTGGATGAACCTGTTCCACCTTCGTAGTAGTGCGGGTTGCTGCCTCTGCCGTAGTAGCGATCTGCGGAACCTCGATCATAAGGCCCGCCATGTCTCTTGTTGTATATCTTCTCTGTCATAACTCCGCACATTATAGCATCAGAGGGTGTCCGTGTCAACACTTTTTTTTCTTGTCGTAAGTTGTTAACTATCATAGACTTAGCAAGCGCGGCTGCGGCCCAGCTAAGTCATTGATAATCAAAGAGATGGACGCGAGGGTCGGAATCGAACCGACGATTGCGGTTTTGCAGACCGCCGCCTTAACCACTTGGCCACCTCGCGTTTATTTGGTATTTAAACATTTCCTATTTGCCTGTCGCAAAAAAACCCCCCGCCGAAGCGAGGGGTCGTGAGCATGAATAATAACAACTCAGTTCTTCAGGAAGATTCTTCCAACGGAAGGTCATCGAATGCATCGCCGCCGCTCGGCTGCAATTCCTTCATCCGCGTCTTTAGGTTTTGAATTTGTTCGAGCTTCTTCATTCTATTTAATTTGAGTCCTTCCACGCTTCCTCGTAAACTCGAAATCTCTAGCTGTTGCTTTTTAACTAGGCTAGATACTTCATGCATTAGTTCACATACATCACTTAAAGACTCGGAATTCTCTTTTCCAAGAGCTTTAATGATCTCGAACACTTTGGGGTTCATGTTATACGATTCGTGGGGCTGATATTGATTTGCCATAATTAAATTACTCCGAAATTACTTGACGTATCTGTGCGAACTTCTTATTGATAAACGCAACAACATCGCAGTCGGCTGCGTTTCTTTGCCGAAGAGACCTAATTTGGTAATCAATGTGCCTCCGCATTTCACTCCGAACATGATCCCGCATGATAATCTTGTCATGCTTTACCTTTCGTGTGACCTTCTTCTTCGCGGCCTTCTTCTGTAAATGTTTTGTTTTCACTACTTCTTCTTCTTCAAATGCTTTTATCAACTCTTGATAATCCATGTATTAAAAAAATGGTGGCGGGAGTATTTGTGTACCCGCACCTTTTCAGTACCCAGAAAACAAATGTTTCAGATCTACTTACTTCGGACTCACCCACGAGATTCCTCAACCGATTGGTCTCCGTACTTGTCGCAGTCGCTACGTTACCCCTTTGGGAGGGGTTATTCCGTCACACCGATCTCACTCCGTCGAGAGAGAAAATTGAATTGAGTTGCTGCCGCGCCACCAGCAGTATGATCGCGCTGTATTGCAAGCGCAGTCGCGTAAGATGTCCTACCATCCCTGTCCTCCCCTTCATCCCGCCAAGGAAAAGGTTTGGCGATGGAGGCGTATTTAACTCGCCAACTCAAATTATATAAAAGAACTTTGGCCGCTTTTTATGAGGTGCTACCTCTAACTAGGCGCGAACCTAGGTGCGACCCAAATAAAGGGTCAGGGAGTGATTAGCATTGTATTCCTACCCTAATCTTTTAAGTCCGCCCTGCCAGACTTTCAACAACCCAAACCTTGGTTCATGACCAAATCAACCAAGAAAATATATGATAGCATGGTCGGGGTTCAATGTCAACGCCTTTTTACAAAGCAGCCAGAGAAATTACTCTGTCTGCTCGAAAGGCCCGAACATCGCCATCACGGTTAATCACGCGAGCGTAAAACCCTACTTCACGCCCATCGTTGTAAAGTGGCTTCCACCCTCTACGCGCCCCCTTGAGATAATAAATCTTGGTAGCGTGTTTTTCGGGTGAATAAACCATCACATAGTTAGTAACCTTGGGAGCCATCCCAAGCCATCTCTTTACTCTGTCTTTTATCGTCATTCGTTAAAGTAATAGTAACACAAATCGGGGCCGAGGTCAAGCCTAATCCATCGCAAACTTGAACCTGTCAAACTGTTCTTCTATCCTATGACAGAGAACATCAGTCAGCATCTCTCCACGACTCTCTGGAAAATCTTCCGAGAAGTTCTTAATTTCAATCTTCACTTGTTCCAATAAATCATTTATGTCATCCATTCCCTCATTATAGCACCCACGGGCTTCTTTGTCAACCCAGTTAGGGTTATGCTTGGACTGTAAACGCACCCAAGCCTCCGTATACAACACACGGTACTTCTCGCGCTTATCCTTTGGCCAAAGCCGTTGGTCAAACGTTTCCCTGTCATCGACAACAGGAGGAAAGTCAGGATGCACTATCCTCTGCGCCCTACTAGGCGAACAGCGGATATGCTTGTCATAGATAAACAAACGATTGGCGTCTGTGTTCTTTAGCTCGCCCGTCTCTACGCCAAGCTCTACCTGTGATTCCCAAGCTCCTTCTATGGGCTTGCCGCACTCTGCACAATCTGTCGGATAATAACTCATAAAAGTCCTAAATTAACTAAATTCTCTGCGTTCTTTGGCGTATACTTTCTACGGCGTGGATGCTTCTTCTTAAAGCCCATCTGATCAAAGGTATACTTCAATCCTTTATTCCACGGCACACGCTTTGGCTTTGGCTCTGGAATGTAGAATATGTTGAAGTGCGGCCCAACAGCCGTCTTGTCCCTAACGACAACACGCTCTGACTTAAACAATGACTTTTTAGATATGTCATCTACAAAAGTATCATACTTATAAGGATTGTAATAAGCATGACGAAATTCCTCGCCTGACTCTGGCACACACTTTTCGCACCACATGGTTCCTTTGCATTGACAAATCTCATACTTTTCTATCTTGTCACGAACTAACCGATGACGCTCTTTCGAAACCTCGCCAATGTCATGGCAGTTGCCGATAATGTAAGCGTGAACATTCTTACGCTTTTCCCGAAGGACTCGTTGCCGCCCCGCCTCCTGCACTCGAAACTCCGCATTGTGCAATTCAACACGATGAGCGTGACAATAAAGCAATCCAGTTTCCGCATCAATCACCGAAAGGCATTCCTTCTGAATGTTGTAGTAAACTTTCACGCGGTCTGGCGCAACCTCGATGCCGTCCATCATCTTGCGAGGCCCAGCATCTTTCCAGCTAATGAATCCCTTTGGTTCTTTGCTCATGCTTCTTGGGCAATTTCTTCCATTGTTCCAAACAACTTTTCCCAACCCATTGGGCTTGTTCCAGAGATTAAAAACTCCCTGTCACCAGCGCACAACGACTTGAGCATCATAATGTTGCCAGTACGACGAAAGTCAAAAAGCTCTGACCCTTTAACCGTCACACTATAATTGTCACCAGTAACCAAACACGCCCCCGTGAATGTGTAGGTGTGTTCCGGCTCGTAAGCCTCGGTGTAGGTGCATCCTGTGTCAATGAATCTTTCCTTCATAACTTTTAATAGTATACCACAGCAGGGTGGTGAAGTCAACTACTTTTTTTACCTTTTTTTCGGTTGTATGACCCTTTACCCTTTTTGGGCGTATGTATACGCTGCCCTGTGTTCCAAGGAACAAGTGCTCGTAGTCTGGGCTTTTCCGAACTCGTTTTCATGCGTATAGTATATCATACACGTGCTTGCAAGTCAAGCATAAAAGTTAACATCGTAAGTCGTTGATAGTCAATGACTTACCCCACGCGGCAGCCGCCGCGCTAAGTCACTGAACATCAATGGTTTAGGGAAGAGCCGCCCCGCTAGGGGGCGGCGATAGAATCAGACTGTTTCCTTTTGCTGCCTGAACATATTAGACAACAAAGCGCGTGCCTTTCGCAGTCTCAATTTAATGGGAGACATATCTATTTTATCTAAATAGTTTTCAACCTGTTCTTGTGTCGCCTTCTCCAGCTTTCGGTGGTTCCAGCTTCGCTCGTCTTTTTGATGCCAATAGGTTAGCACTCTAACCGGTGACACCTTACCTATGACACGCTCTGTTCTTTTAGTCTCTGTATTATAATACAGGGCTCCATTTCTTATTTCGTTTATTTTCATTTTTGCATTCTAATTATGATAGCTACGCAAAACCATAAAACCAACAGTCCTATGATTAGCATTATGCGGCCTTGTACCCTGTGAATCCTTTCTTTTTGAGTTCCCGCAAAGCCTTTGCAGACTTACTACCTTTTGGCTGCACCCCATGCAGGAGCAAACCAAAATCCTTTTCGCCATGTATGGCAAATTCATCGGTGTGGTCAACATCCAAACCCAATGCGTCAATTTCCTCTTGTGAAAAAAATACTGTCGCTTTTTTGACTCCCAGCCCAGCGATCAAATGGTCAAACTTACCACCTGACGAACAAGTGAAAACATAGTTGCTCGGCAACGCTTCCGAACATTGAAGATACCTAGCCAGAAACTGAACGCTTTTTGTATAACTGTAAAATGTCACCAAAGGGAAACGCTTTGCCGCTTCCATCCATGCGTCAAAATAGTCATATGAGAAAAAATCCCCCCCAATATGCACACGCAAGAAACCGCCAATCTTCTGCAGCCCTTCGGGTATACTTCGGCAAATCAAATCCGTCATTCCTGTGACTGTTTTCGCCCTTGCTAACTTGTCAAGATTATCCCAACGAGCTTTTCTCACGGAAGGGTAGGTTGCTTCCATCCCTGCTGCATAACAACGATACGATACGCCGTCGACTGGTGTCGACCTGTCTGTCAGCTTGCCTGTCGCCCTGTCGGCCTTTGTGAGGCAATTCTTCGCGCCGGGACAAGTCCAGCCAGAGGGCAATGAGAAGTGCCAAATGCCTTTCAGCTTGGCGTTTTCAAATGTAATCAGTAGTTTATCAATTCCCATAACGCAAACAAGTATAGCAAAGAGGGGGACGAATGTCAAGAGAAAAAAGGAGGGGCGATTGCTCGCCCCTCCCGTGTGCTAGGTGTGTTCCCCACCCTTCTTTAGTCCATAGCGGCTAAAGAATCCTCAAGATGCTTTCGCGTCACTTCTTTGACCTTTGACTCGTCTAAACAGCGAGAGACAATAGTCGATGCTGGGATTCCTGTTTCTTGGGCAATCTTTTTTAGGTTGTCCAATATGCTCTGCGATATGCGAAATGCGCCCATCGCCTTCTTGCTGCCATCGGCAGACTTTTTTTCTGATGCCATAATAAGTATTATAGTTTAACTTTTCTTACTGTTACCGTAAGAAATTCTTTTGGGCCTACCTTTAGAATCTTTCGGCCCTTCTGGTTCCAAGCCGTGCTTTTTAAGGAACTTCTTGTACCCCTTGTCAACATCCTTGGCTAGACCCGCAACATCGCCATAGCCCCAATCGCCTTGTTTAATAATGTCTCTACTCATAAGAATTAAAAGATGGTGTCTTGCCGTTTATGCTACCGAGCCTGTGTGGGTCAGGCACACATTGTTTCGGTTTAATGTTATTCACAAATTGCAAATTCTCCATTTCGTCAATAGCCGCTTTCATTGAATCTTCGTCGATACGGCTATCGTCAAAATCCGTATGCCACTCACTATACAATGGAGATTCACCCATTTCAATCCTTTTTTCATCGTCTTGAATAAGTCTTGCCTTGATTGACCTACGAAAATAGTGCAACATTAAGTCAGGGCTTGTCATAAATGTCAAACTCTTGCTATCTGCTTCCTTGACCTTGCTTGTAGCTAGATGATTCAAAAGCGAATTTGCCATTAGTCCTAATGCCGTTTCCGAATTAGTGACGCAACTGCCATACCACTTTTCCTCTCCGTCTCTCTGGAATGTTAATTGTCCTAACATAGTCTTTTCCTCTAAACGCTGTTAAAAGTATGCCATAGGCGGGAAACAATGTCAACAGTTTTTTTCAATAATAATTTGCTTGACGCAGGGGTTTAACTGTGATAGAATATCCAAAGTGAGTGGGGGGTGGCTTAGCGGATTCCCAGCTGCGGCCTGTTAATTGTGATAGGGACTCCCCCCACTCGCTCTTAAACCTTTGACTATCATAGACTTACGCGCGGGGCAGCCGCGGCGAGCTAAGTCATTGATACTCAGGGACTTACGTGTCAAGCTTTTAATTGAGAAACTTTTTTGCCTATGACCGTAAAAAGTGCTTGCTATGATAACCCTCCTGTGGTAAGATATAAAGCGTGTTAAGGAAAGGATCAGATTATGGCAAGACCAAGTAAACCCCATACATCGGTGTTCGACTATGTAGTCGAGCAGAGGAAAACCTACATCCCGCACGGCGACGGTTATCGCTGGACAGGGAAGTGGAGCAATGTTCGCACGGATACGGGCGAATCATTAGGTGACGGCATCAGCGAGCAATACGGTTTGCTCCAGAACGGGGTGCTAGTCGAGTCGTTGGAGAACGCCTTCAACGACTACAAGGAGTTGCAGGACTTCACCCGCGAAGTCTCGGTGACTGAAAACGGTGCGCGTTTCTACGGGCGGTATAGCTTCCCGAAGAACCAGCGCATTCTCACTCCTGCCGTGGGCGACTCGGTAGGTATGGTGTTCGACTTGCGGAACTCGTTTGACCGTTCCACCAAGGCAGGGCTGGGCATCGGTTCGCTTCGTTTGCTCTGCTTGAACGGCATGACCTCCACCGAGAACATGGCCTCAATCACGGCAAGGCACACCAACAAGATCAATGTTGGCACGATAAAGGATGGCATCGAAATGGCCATTGAACGCTGGGAAAACTCCATCGACAAGATGGCCGAGTTCACCCAGAGGGAAGTCACCCAAGAACAGGGTGTCGTGATTCTGAATAACCTTGCCCAGAAGAAGGTGCTGTCGGAATCTCTCAAGGACTCCATCGAGTTCATCTGGAACGGTCAGGTCGAGGGACTTGGCAGGGGCGGCGAAGCTGACAAGGCTCGCAATCTGTGGAACCTCTACAACGCGACCACCGAGCATCTGACTCACCAAGTCGCGCCGAAGCGGTTCGAGTATTCTCGCAGCGTCGAGAATAAGGTTCTGTCAACCTTCACGCGCTCGCTGAAGGACAACAAGGTTTGGGATGCGCTGCTGAAGCCCGTTCCAAAAAACAAAGAGGACAAGACAGTTACAATTTCTGTCTAACCTCATAACGCTAGGGGGCGGGGCGCACGAGCCTCGCCCCTCTTTTTAAACATGACAAGATATCACAATTCTCCGAAGCGGAAATATTCCGTGACGCGCTTTGATGCGAAAAGGGTGCAGATAGCATGGCGACCCGACCAGCGAACAGCTCACGCCCTATTGTTTGAAAACCCCAATCATATAAACCTGATTCCGCAAATACTGGAAGAGGCAGGATACGAACGCTGCGAACGCGCCGTGTTCTAAGTCGTTGACTGTCAATGACTTACGCGCGGGGCTGCGCGCCTCGTAAGTCTCTGATACTCAATAGCTTACAACAATTAAATGGCAAAAAAATTATTAAATTATTCTTTATATATAATACTCTACTCATTTATCTATGTATATCTGTCAACTCATTGGTATATTTACATACTTATTTGGTGCTTATTTGAAAACTGGCAATAAACCGGCGTTTATTTATTTGGACTTATTTGATAAACTGGCAAAAACTGGCAAATATTCAATTATAATTATTTGCAATTTATTTAAAAACTGGCGAAAAAAAAAGGACTCACGCTTTCGCATGAGTCCCGCAAGGTACGCCGCAGATAATCTATCTGCTATTAGACGACCTTTTGACCAGCACCCTACCATCGGTAGAATTCACAAAAGTTGTGCCGATTGCCCGAGCAGATTTCCACTCCGACAGGTGTTGGTTGGTCTTCTTAAGGTATTCTACCTTATTAACCTTCATCTTCTTGTCAGCGGTTTCGCTAACTGTTACCCGATATGTCTTTGGCCTAATCATAGCACTAATTAGACTCTGTTAACTCAACCAATCTTCAAGGTTTTTTAAGTAGTCTTGGCCGCGAGTTGTAAGACAACGACCTTGAGGGTCAATCTCCATCAGATTGTGCTTCTGGAGGTAGAGTTCATGGTCGCGCTGTAAACAAGATTTACTCAATCCCAACTTTGCTGACAAATTGGTGAGGCGCGTGAATTTCTGTTCACTCAATGTTTGAAGTAAACGAATCTCGGCGCGTGATAGCCCAAGAGCAGCAATGTCCAAGGTTCGACGCAACTTCTTCCAATCATCGTAGGTGAAATTAGTTTTATCTCCCGACCTCTTTTTGCCCAAGTGCAAGCGCACCTTGTCTGCCATTTGTTGAGCCTTCCGAGCGTTGCCGCGCAATGTCGGCGCGATTTGGGAAAGCACCTTGCCTTGCCATTTCTGCTTCTCGTTGATGCCCTTCATTATCAGACCTAGTTCGTCATGGGAATAATCCTCCAAGTCGATACGCTCCATCCTGTCCATCAAGGCATGGAAAACATCTTGAGCCTCGGTAGTGGCGAAAATGAAACTCAATCTAGTAAAATCACAAACAAAAGTATAATCATCATAAGTAAATTCAGTTACATTATCTTTGTTTGGATTCAACATTGTTAACAATGCCATTGTTACATCCTTTGGCAGTTCACTACATTCATCGAACAATATAGTAGCGTCCCTGTCTACCAGATGCGGCACAACCAAGTCATTGAAGAATTGCTTGAGGTTGCTTATCGTGGCACAATTAATTTCCAGCAACGGTTTAGGCCGCCCATCCTTCGTTACAAGGTTTCTGCCAAGTGCCTTCGCAAAGACGGTCTTGCCAGTTCCTTTGGGCGCAACAAACATAATGTGCGGTATCTGGCCGCTAGATTGATACGCTTCAATGAAGAATGTTATCTTACGCTTGGCAGCGTCTTGTCCTACAAGGCTAGGGAAGTAATCAGTAGTAGTAGTTTTCATAAATTAACTAAAAATAAATTAAAAGTTATTCTTCTTCGTAGTTTTCTATCTGTATGCCTATTGCCATTCTAGGCTCATCTGGAGCATTGACTCCCTGCCTCACCAGATCATTTATACTGGCGGCATTGTTGGTCACTTTGAATGGTTGACAGGCTAGATTAAGTGCTTCCGCATACCGTCGATTTATTATCACCGATGCGTTCTCTTTCAATACCCGATTTAATTCTAACAGGCTAATTCTAACAAAAGACCCTGCTCCTTTTGGTCTGCCAGTTCTCGACATAGGAATAGCTTACAATAGGCGGGGTAACTATGCAACAAAAAAATGAATTAAAAATGAATTAAAAGTTATATCTATGATATGTATTTAATAGCCATTTTTGAGTCTTAATGGGCTTTATTATCACTATTAAATGATTTTGACTGTTTTTGGGGTTGTTTTAGTTTCTTTAATTTGTTTTGAGATGCTTACAACGGCATATTTGGCCATATTTCGTTTACTTTTGTTCATATTTCAATCAAATTCAATAAAACTTTGGCTTTTTGGGCGGAAAAGTTCGCCACCTTCGCCTCCTAAACGGTTTTGGGCGCGTTTTTGTTAGGTTTTCTTTGTTTTTTTTGCACTAGACCGTCGCATTTATGCAAAGGGGGGGTCTGGTATATTTGGCCGCATCTGAAAAAGTGGCGGCTTATTTATCATAATTAAATAAATATAATTAAATATATGGTTTGGTATGTATTGGGTTGGTTTGGGTTGGTTTGGGATGAAGTTAATTGTAATAGTTATATTTGGATAAATAAAAATTCGCCACAACCATTACATCTCATATCAATAAAAAAAAGGAATACAATTTAATGTATTCCCTGCTTATACTCTCTAATGTATTAAAATGTTAATTCATTGAGTATTTTATTAATTCGGGGTATCAATCCCCTCCTTGGTTCGTCTGGACAAGAAACATCCAAATAACCCAAACAAAAAGAAGTCCTAGCACAAGTTCTCCCATAACGCTATAATAAGTTACTAATTACGATTTCATATATTACAAATAAGGTTTTTGATATATTAAAAACAAAGTTAGCGGCGTTCTGCTTTTGCCGCAATCATTTCACATATTTCATCAACATTATCAACCGGCGCAAAAGTGCCTTCGTTATTGACTGCCCTCTTGAGCCATTCCAAATTGTATGTTACAAGCGTTTGCTGCCCTCTCTTGGTCGTGAAGGCAAGCGTCTTGACTCGCTTGTCTCTGCGAACCCGAAAGTCGCTTAAAAAGTGTTTTTGGGGCGGGGTTGCCCTGTTCTTGGAGTAGTGATGTTGGGCGCATATTTTGACCAAGTGCCGCATCCTCTCGTCCCACAAATGTTTACTGGTCATTTCTTCATCCTTTCGTAACTGGTTGAAAGCAACTGGTTGCTTAATTCAGCTTTGATCTTTGAATCGTTTGGCAATGTTTGGACTAGCTTATCGTATAGGTCGAAGTCTTGAGCCGTCGAAACCACTTCTCTGGCAAGCTCGTTGCTAATCCTGTCCTCTGGTTCTTTGTCCACTACATCCCTTTTCCATTTTGGTAGCAGTTTGTATAGCCCTGCATATACCCAACGGTATCGGTATGCCCAATCTTCTGGCTTGGCCTTGCTCCAATGCTCTCTGACTTTGGCCATGTGTTTGTGCATGGGCAATTTAATACCAAAGTATTCGCGGAGTTCCTTGTCAACGGCTACTGCTTCTGGATCACCGTTTGTGGTTTTTCGGCGGCGGCGGCGGCGTTGTCGTTCTTCTGGCAAACGATTCACGCTTTCTCCAATAGCCTCCTTATTGACGGGAGTAACCATGTCAGAGAGGTTTTTGGCGTATTTCTCGGTTGAGGTAAGGCTTTCAAGGGGTTGGTCGCCAGTTTTAACCTTGTCTATCAAGTCTGGCAAAGAAGGATTCTTGAGAATATCTATCTCAATAGTCCTTTTCAAATCCCCAATTAGCCAAACACCGTCACGGGATGCCATGCCTTGTTGATAAAGGCGTTGCTGAATGTCCCTGACACTTCTGGCTAGTTGGGTCACGATTTTTTTCAATAGTAGTTTGTCATTCGGATTTAAGTCCATCCCTCTAACCTACTGCCATCGGGGTCAGGAGTCAAGAGAAATCTCCTTGTTGTAGTGATTTAACGCATTTATCCTGTCGATAGCACCTGCTAACAAGTCAACATACTTGTCAATTTCAGTAGCAAAATCGGGATGTTCACCGATAGCAACGGGTTTGTTAAAGTAAATCTCTAAAGTAGACATAGCAGTTTCCTTGTCTGCCATTGCCCTTGCCATTGCTGCATCATATAACTTATTATTCATTTTTAGTTTTCTTCCTTTGTTTCTTTTTAGAAGTCGTGGATAGTCCCAACTCCTTTAATCTCTTGTCTGCTTCTCTCTGCCATCTAGCTCTGGTTGATTTAGAGGCATAGGTAAACGATTTACTTCTTTCGAGCAAACCGTTAATTTCTTTACTTGTCTTGGCTTGAGTTATTTTTTCTTTAAGTCCACTCATAATGGTCTATGAACCCATTTATCGTTTTTATCGGGAGATGACGAAGTTGAATAGCCTGTTAAAGCCTCAAAACATCTAGTGATTTTAACATGGTCGTTTGTTTCCGACAAAGACGATAGCACATATTTACGAATTTCTTCTATGTCCATCAAAGACTTGCCGCTTGCTGCTAGTTCGTATTCTAGTTTTGCTTGGTCGAACATTTTAACTAACGGTATGTATAAAGATTGGAGTGGAATCACCAACATACGCACTTACAACATTGAATTCCATATACTCATGCGCCTCTGGATAGGTCATGTCATCCCTCTCCATCAAAACCTTGAGGCATTTATCATAGTCATAAACAGCACAAAAACCATTAGCATCGTAACCAACAATAGCATGGTCAAAGCCATCTGCAAATAGCGCATTTTCGTTTAACTCCGCTACTTGCTCTCTCTTTGTTAGTCCCATTTTGTCGGTATCCATGTCGCTGATATACTTTTTAATTTGGGTTATATTTTGTTCTATATGCCTTGGTTTGAGTCCCATGATAAATTTGTTAATTCCAGTCTACTTCAAGAAATAAAACCCGATTGTTTTTTGTCAGATTCTTGTATCTGGTCTTAATTTCATCAGTTTTCTTTAGGTTTTCGTTGTTTTCCCAATCTTGTTCAAAAGTTTCTGGAGTGACAATATGCCAAGAGTAATCGTCTATTGCATCCTCTCCATCTTCGCGCTTAATGTCATCAATATATTCAGAAATTTTGGCCTGACATATTTGCTTTGCCTCGTCTAGTTTAAGAAATGTATCTCCATCTCCAACTCGGCGCATCGTGTATTCGGTTGTCATTCCCATTTGTTCTTCTTGCTCCCTTCGTGTTGTATGATGGCTTTAAGTTCTTTGCCTCCCATGTTGATTACCGAATCTTCATGGAGAATGTTCTTTTGCCAGCATCTATACATTAGTTGCTGATGTTCGTTTAGTTTACTTTTTAGTTCTTTGATTTTCTTTTTGGTCATTACAGAACCCTAGCTAAAGCCCAAATAGCCGAAACAAATACCGCAAACAAAACAAAATACGATATTAAAACATCCATCTTAACAAATCTCTTGATATGCCCTTTAGATATTCCAAATCTCAATATCTTTTTGGCGGTTTGTTCGTCACAACCAAATCTTTCCTTGATTTCTTCGATCACCTCTCTTTTGTTCATGTTAATCAAGATAATCTAATGACCATGCTGTCACTAGGCCCATCAAAGCTAAAGCAAAAACTCCTTCTATCATTTTTTTACTTCTTTTAGTTTTTCTCTGGCTTCTTTGGCTTTTTTGCTGGAAGCAATTCTTTTTAAGATTTTTGAAGTATGTTCGATTTGGCCTTTTTTACGCATTGTCCTTATCAATTTGCGACTTTCGGCCAGATGATTCATACGAAACCAACTCGTTCCCTTCTTTTTCCTTGCTTTCTCCCTTTCTAATGCTTTCTCTAGTTCTTCTTTCATCCCTTCTTTGGGGTCGGAGATAGCCAGTATTCCTGTTTTGATGGGGTCTTTGTTTACTTTTTTGTTTTCATCGGCCCAATCCAGAGAAGGGTAGTGAACCTTTTCGCCTAGCTTGAATGGCTTGTCGCAAACTTTTAGTAGCCCTTTGGATTCCTCCAATAGCCTTGCAATGGTTTCTTCATCTAGCAAACGATTCACGCTTTTGGATGGTTTGAAGTCTGAACCAAATTTACTTTCTTTACCTTTGTCGTCAACGGTTACGCATTCGTGCGCGTTTTTGTTCTTTAATCCTTTAGCGTAATCTCTTTGCTTCACGCTGCGAAACCACTCCCCTGCTTCTTCAACTGCCCCCGCTCGACCCTTGGCTTGAATCAGTCTCTCCCATACAAATTCACCATCAATCATTCTAGGGGTTGCGTGTTTAGGGCAGGGGTAAGGAGTGTCCACTTTAATATGGACGGCATAGGTTCTTAACTGCCTAGAACCGTTTTCCTCAAAAGGTTCGCTTGATAGTTGTATCCACTCCGCTGACATTAAGCCATTTCCTCCACTTCTTCTCTAATGTAGTTTAATGCTTCTGTCATATCTTCTAATTTGTAGTTTGAGGGTAGTTCTCCTTGGAAGGAATAGCTGCCAGAATTACCGAATCTGTTTGAGCTAAACGGAAGGGTAACTCTTAATACCCCATCTGGATAAGTATAGTTTGAACCATTGCCCCAAGTCCTTGTTTTCATTTCGCCTTGGAAATAAGCAGTAACTAGCTTGCTTCTTTGATTGTGATACCTAACAGTAATCTTGCCACAAGGGAATTCGCTAGTTGAGCTTTTAGGAATAATGTTTTCCCTGTTAATGTTGGGATTTCTTTTAACGAGTCCATTAGATTCCCACACTACTTTACTAATTGCATTGAAGTTAGTCATTGTTTTTCTCTGCGTCTTTAAGAAATTGTTCTTGTATGTTTTCCTCGACGGGAATCTCTTTGTGAATATCGCTTATCTCACCGTCTTGAATAACTGCCCTACCTTTGAAGTTCATTAACTCGTCGATGTATTCAAGTTTGAATGTCAGATTAGTTAATTTGGTTGACAATGTTTTCAAGGCCGCTATTGGAGGACTCCATGCTGTTTGGAATTCTGTCTGTATCTCGTCAAACCCATGTGGGCAACCAGCATACTCAAATAGAACATCTTTTTCGGAATCCAACGAAGTATGAAGAACATCCCATTTAGTTCCCCAATTTTTAACTCTCCAGTTATACCAATCTGGTAAGGCTACCTCTGACGGTTTAGACATTTGGGGCGCGGGTTTGTCTACTAATTCTTTTGGGGTTGGGTTTATCTTTTCTAAAGAGAAACCGTCTCTCATCATATCTTCTAATTCAGCGACTTCTGATTCGGCCCAATCCCATCTTGGGGTAACTTGCAGTTTGTTGTAGCACCAGTTTGGCATAATTTTTAATTCGTTTTTAGTTAGTCGGACGAAAAGTATTTCACAAAGTAAATCGCTGCTATAACAGCAGCAATCCAACACAACACTAACCCAACAACTTCAAGCATTTTAATACGATGGGGGAGAAATGTCAAGTTTTTCCTCCCTTGCCGCTAGTTCCCTAATTTCATCAAGGGATTGTTTGACTATTGTTCTGCCCCATCGGGTAGTGATGATGGTATGTGCCTGTCCTGTTATCCCATCACGCCCATCGCTTTCTATTGAAACAACCGTATCAAGATTGAACAACATATCTTCTCTTGTTTCTGAATTAGTTACTGTTATTAGGTGCGCCATTCTTAAACATTTTGTTGGCTTATCCAACTATCTGATTCTTTTTCTTCTTTCATTAGGTTTTTAATCTCGTCTAATGTTTGCGTGACAAAGAAGGATGTTCCCCTAGTTACTATCTCTGTATATGTTTCTGGATAGCCGTGTTCATCCTTTTTAATTTTGTCAAAAAAATCTTTAGTGACTCCCTCTTTCATGCCGATAACTCTGTATGTATTTACTAATACATTAGAGTATTCGCTGCCACTTTTCTCTGGTAATGCTGTTAATTTAATATACATAATTAGAATTTATCAAGTGAGTATTTAGTCATCAGTCGTTCATCGTTTTCTTTTAATTCTCCCTCTATGGGCATATCCTTAAACAAAGGAAACTGTTTGCCTTCTTTTTCTTCTTTTGTAACTGGATTTAGCGGTTGATTACCCTCGCAAACAACTACCTCTTTCTTCTTTGGTTTCTCTAGTTTGCGGAACCAGTTGCGTTGTGCCATACTGAACGCAAACCGTAGAAACGAAAAAGCATATACCTTGTTTAGCTCTATTGAGTTCCCTTTGTATTCAATGGTGAACATCTTTGTATCGTCATTCCAACTAAAGGAACCGAATTTTAGACTTCTTTTAATTTTCATTTTTTGTAATTTCCATGTTGTAAACATTGTATCCTTCGTCAATCTTTACAATAACATATTCGTGATTCTCTGCAAATTCCTTTTGGTATGTCGATGCTTCCTCATAGGTTTGAAAATAAGCGTCTGGTATGTCGGCGTTTATGTCTATAACATAATAACGATATTCCGCTCCATTGTGGTCGTAGTTGGGTTCTTCAAGATAGGTTGTCGCGCAACCGCAAGATAAACCTAACAATAACAAACCAAATATCTTACCTACCTTGTCCTCTATATGGTTTAACATAATTTTTGCTGTTTTTGTTCCAAGAGTGTTTGTTTTTAGAATGGACTCCTTTGCGTCCCTTGCTGTTTGCTCCAAATGTAATCTTGCCGCTAGTTGCTTTCTTTGCCATTATGGTTTTACTATCATTCGTTTGGCCTTGCCATCGTCGCTTGCGTCTTTAGCGGCGACATATTTCCATCTTTCATCATCATGTGGGGTTCTTAAATCCTGTTCCATTTTTTTGGGGTAGTAAATGGTTGTATGAACCCCATTTGTGTCTGCAAAGTAGATTGTTTTGTAAACCACTTCCCTTTCTGTCACGCATCCTGTTAGAATGATACTAAAGATTGCTGGTAATAGTTTAATTTTCATCGTCCTCTAGGTCTAGTTGTTGATTCTATGATGATGCCTTTGTTTGTGTTCTCACATTTGTCACAAATAAAAGTCATTACATCTTTCCCGAAAATATCTTCTGCTATGCTATCAAAGCTAACATCGTTTCCAGCGTCTTTCCATTCAAGGCAGTCCTCGCACCATACCCAATTTTTTAATGTTCCAAATGTCATTACTGTCCTCCTAATCGGATAGCGGTTTACCACAAGCCCTTCAAGCGTCATTGTTTTCGTCTTTGTTTTCTATTCTTAACGAAATCAGCAGTTGTTTTCAATTCCTCTTTTGAAGTGCAATGAAAACCTCCGCTACAATGATAGCACTTTCTAACCCTTTGGCCAAACTTTTTAGCAACCTTCAATGCTTCTTCCAAGGTCGCGTATCGTTTCTTGCCTACGCACTCTCTCATCATTGCCCTTTTCTTCTTTTCTCCCTTGGGCGAGTCAAGTAACTGCTTCAAACGAAAACCGTCAGGCAGTTTATGAAATGACTTCAAGGTCAAATAAGGCTTGATGCTCTTGCTTCCCTCAAACTTTTTCATGCCAAGCTCAATCATAATTCATTCGGGGTTAAAAGTCAACCAATTTCGTCAAGACGGTTGATGCCCTTTGTCGCTATCTTTTAACGCCTGTTCAAAGTCGATTTCGTTTTGCTCAAAAAAACATTTGGGGCAAAACCACATACTCTGCTTGACATGAGCAACCTTAATTTCCATCTTATGCCAATGTTCATTTATGTCAACACCAGTATCGTGAAACCACTCGCATCCACAACTGTCACAACTTAAACTCATTTTATCATTGAAATAGGGATACCCTTGCGCCTATACGATAGGCTTACCCGTATGATGAACCTAATAAACTGCAAGGGTTCCCTAAATTTTTTCATTTTATATCATTAAACTTTGCAATGATTTCACCTTGAACCATTTTGTAATTACTGCTCTCACCGTAAATGTTTTGGTAATGCTCGACTACTTCTGCATCGGGAATGTTTTTCCAACCAATGCAACCTTCCCAAAGTATCTCTCTCAAATCTCTGTCCTTCAATCCTTCCCATTCGGACTCATGCAGGGTTTCGCGCATACCATCAATATCTTCTTTAGAGAATTTGTCAGGCCCAAGGATTTTCATGCTTCTAATACTTTGCTCCAATACCGTGAGTTTTTACGGTTCTGTTTTTTGTCCCAATATATGCAACGAGCAACATACGGTGCTACGCTTTTCTCTTTGCATCTTGCAAGCCAATCATTTTCAGCAACTTCATAATACTTTAGTGCCTGTTTGATTTTGATGCCATATACTTGTAACAAATGTGTATCCATGCAAACAACTTGTGCTTCTAGTGGATAAAGCATCTCTATTGCGAAGGAAGTTTTCGCCTTACCCAAACCAAGAGTTTTCTTGGCAAGCCTATTACGCCACTCACGCCAATCTTCATCAGAATTACGAGAGAGATAGTCACTAGGAGAGTTCCAAAAAGTATCATTAAAAAGGCCGATATAATCAGTTCGATTGTTTTGCATACCCACTCTGGTATCCACGATTTTTTTGCACAATTTGTCAGAGTCGTAGTTCCAGAGTTGGAGTTGGTCGCCTTTTTCGAGTGTCCATTCCTTGAATCGCTTGATTGCATTATATCCCTTACAGTTATTCTTCCAAGTAGTATGAACAGACATGAAAGCAAACAGATAACGCTTGAAAGCGGCGATTTCTGTTTGCGGTTTCAACTCCGACCAATACTCGCTGTAGGTTAGAACATCTTTTTCCTTTATAGACTTAAAAAAAATTTCAACGGCTGAAGTTTCCATCTCTCAACTAAATACGAATTAAAAGTTATCGGCTTAATGATTGTTTCAAAAAGGTTGCCCAAGACTTACATTAAGGAAACTACTACGAAAACTTAAATGCTTGGACAACTGGTATGACTACTAATCAGCGAGGATTAGTTTAGTCCTATTTTGGTATTAGGTTGCCCTTTAACACCAAGATGTTTTTTTGCTTGCTCGTAGCCAGCATTATAGCCTTCGTCATACGAATCGGTGTATTCATCGTTTTCGTAATCTTCGTAATCACCATACTCGTCGCATAAAGGTTTCTCCAATTTCTTTTCGGAGTGGGCAATAACCTTATACTTGGTTGTTCGGAGTTTTTGACAATCACAATCTAAAGGAACAGAAACAACATCTGATGGGTCGATTTCTACAATCATCAAATGACCTCCATTGCCATAATTCTTGGCATATTCGTAGCTACCAGCATGAAAACCAGAAGAACAACCTTGGTTGGCATCGTCGCACACGCTATTTCGGGGCATCTCGTTTACATCTCCGATATTGTTGGAGAATTTGCCGCTATGCCAATCTGTATAATCATCCCTTACCCCCTTGTATGCGATAAAGTTGCCGTCAGGCGTGAGAGGCATATTCTTATGCTCTAAAAACGCATACAACTCATTAACTGCCCTACGGGAAGGATTAATCATCAACTTCTCCAAGAACCGCAAGAGAGGTTTATACGGTTCACCGTTGGACATAAAATCAAGAATCCTCCCGACAACATGATTGTGGACAGGTCGATCTTTATAGAAAACCTCTCCTTCTGTAACTCTTATATTGCCTTGGGCGAAATCCTCTACTGCTTTGCTTGTGTCAAACAAGTTTTCTACTCTGTCCCATTCCTCATTTAACAAGGCTTTTTTTGCCTCGCCAAAAGCGGGGTTTGTTTTGTCCATCGTCAAGGACTTCCCGTTTGCTACAACGGTCAGGCTATTATCTGTAAGAATATAAGGTATCATATCTGGTGTATATTTTACTTCGTGCGGGTTAATAGGTCAAGAGTTTTTTTGGCTTCTGGCTTTGATTCTTTTTTTTTGTCTGTTTCTTCAAATATGTTATCTGCTTTTCTTTTGCTGGAATGGTGAGTAATGTCAATAATGTTTACATAGTTAAAGAATGTCAATGAATACTCTTTCTTCCAAGGCCAACTAAACTCATGCCAGTCTATAATAGAAAGCATCGGGTATCTTTCTTTTAACATACTTACACTTGTGTCTAGGTCGTAAGTAGGGGTATATTCTTTTATCAAACTGTCCAATATGTTCATGCGCTGAAATAATCCGATAATTTTGTCATACTTATCTCCTTTTCTTTTGTTAGCCATCTCATTGCAGTTTAAGAAGTAAGTCAGGAAAGGTGATTTTTCGTCCACGATATGTTCGCTAACTTTGATTTCCGATTCGTCATTTTTACCTCTACCATCTAGGTGCAAGATTTCAACACCGTGTATGTTATCGCTTTTTCTTTGGTGCTGCAATACTGTATGCCTGTCAAGAATTTGTTGTTTTATGTTGTCTTTCTTTAGCTTTTCGAGAATCTTTTCTTTGGCCCAATCTCTGAATAGAGTCCAGTTATCATTTTTATCAAGTTTATCCCACTTCTTGTTATCTACCCCGCGCTTAAAACCATAAACATCTGGAACCTTTATGCCAAACGCCTCAATAGCTTTAATCTCTTTAGTGATTAACGATGGATGAGTGTCTTGGTTTTCGCCAATCCAAAAACCGTCTATCTTGAGATAAATGCCTCCTTCGTTGTCTATGTCAATCGCGCAACTGTTAAAGAAGTCACTTCTGCATTGATGCCACTTGTTGTAGTCGCAATCCTTATCAAACACAAATTCTTTTGTCTGATGTTTTTCTGGTTTAACAGTTGATGAGCCTTTTGCGGTTTGATTGCTTGGGTAAATATCCCGTAACTTTACTTTCGGGTATGCGCTCAAGTTTGTAGCAGGGAAATCAAACCCTGTTTTGTCAACGAAGTCTTTCCTGTCTTTTGGAGAACCAAATTTCAAAAGGTAAACAAAGTCATACAAAGGAACATTTTCGTCCCTACCTTCGTATTCTTCTACTAATGGGGCAATGGAGTTAAGTCTGCCTTGGTGAGAGGGTCTGTCATCAATGATAACAAGGGTTTTATCCTTAACAACTATATGGTTCATTTCTTCACCTTTAACTCTTTTTGTTGTGCCGTATCCTCGACGGGTTTTACTGAAATTGTAAACAGTTGCTTCGTCGTTTTTCCATTGAGTTAAATCGAATTGACTGTCATTAACTGTAATTGTTTTGCCGCTTGGGTTTACCCATTTAATTCCTTTCTTTTCTACAACCTTTCTAATGTGATGCCCAAATCCTCCATGAGAAAATGCTGTATCGAATAATAGTTTAGCGTCCCAAAGGGTAGAACAATCTTCAAATCTCTTTCCTAGCACGACAGGAATCTCTTTCAAACAACTTTTAAGCCTTTTAAGGATGATATTCTTTGTTCTGTCATTATATTGTAGTGCTTCTCGGCTTGCCGCAATATCCAAATCACCAATTTCAAATGTTAGCCTAATCCCTGCATTCACTAATTCGTAAAGTCCTCCTTCTTGAGTGTCATGCCTGTTAGACCAACTCAAATTTAATGCCTCGGAAGAAATTTCATAAGCAATGTTACCCATGATAGCAACTGATTGCCCTTGAACCAGTTTCCAGCTTTCGTCGTCGTTTGTAAAAATTACTGTCTCGTCATTCAAGTCGCTATCAAGATTTCTTCCAGAAGCACCTTTGATAGTGGGGGTAACTTTGAAATACTTAAAAAGTCCTACTGCTTTATGGTAAAACTCGTCAACATCGTCTAGCTTAACTGGAATTACGATTTCAATGCCGCTTTTTGCTTTGCTTTCTTCTTCTGAAAGTTTGGAAATTCTACCTACTTGAGAAGGGTCAATGAAGGCGTTGTAGGAAACTTTCTTTCCATTTACATAAGAGTTGATAATAAAGTTATCACCGTAAGCAAATGCTGATTTGCAACCTAATCCTAATTGACCGATCTGCTCGTTTGTGCCGCGCTTGGTAGATTCACCGTACATGGCATAGATTTCACCAATCTCTGTTTCGGTTAATCCGCGCCCAAAGTCTCTCACTTTTAATTCTAATGATAGGTTAGTGGGGAGGGTTACTACAATAGGGGTTTCATTTTTACCTATCTCTGTATGGGCATCTACCGCATTACAAGAATACTCCCGAATTACTGCGAGTATCTTGTCAGAGTATAACTGGTTACGAAGGACATTAAATATATGGGAGATGCCTTCTTCTTTGATTCCAAAAGAATAGGATTTGAAATCTTGCGACTGTTCCAAGCTAGTCTGGTTCTTTCTAGTAATCATACCAGAGACAAACTACAACGGGCGGGGAACGAAGTCAAGAAGAAAAATGAAAACTTTTTCAGTTCTTCTTTTTTATGTGTTTTTTGAGAATGTTTTTGACTTTTTCTAAATTTTTGAAGTCTTGTATAAAGTCTGTTACTTTGTCATCCAAATCGTTACATTTTTGTTCGATTTTGTTGATTGTATCTGTCTCTATCTTTCCCCTAGCTATCAACCCTTTCATCATGGTTTCTAGTTCTTCTGCTCTATGTTGATAATTTGGATGCCAACTGTTTTCATCGTTTTCATCCATATCATCGAAAAGGCCGCTCATCTGCTCCTCCCAAAAGTTGATTGCCTTCTCGGAGACTTCGACTTGATAAGATAGTTCCTCTCTCTCTTTAATAAGCGACAGGAATTTTTTTTCTTCTTTAGAGAGGTTTCCTGCCATCTAATTAAAAATTAGTTTTTAGTTGGTTGGGGGGAGATGTTTTAATGGTTTCCAGAAGTGCCTCCAGAAGTCCATTCTCCTTGGTCAGAGGTTTCTCCAGCACCAGAGGTTCCCGCATCATCTTTATTTGGCTCGTTTGCATTTTCGTTTGGAGCATCGTTTTCTCCAGAAGTGCCATTGCCAGAGGTTCCATTGCCAGAGGTTCCATTGCCAGAGGTTCCCTCGCCAGAGGTTCCCTCGCCAGAGGTTCCAGATGCGTCTTTATTTGGCTCGTTTTCGTTCGCTTGTGGGGAATCGCCAGAGGTTCCAGATGTTCCACAAGTGCCGCTATCAGAGGTTCCATTACCAGATGATCCAGATGTATTGGAGTTATCTGGTTCAGAGTAAGACCTTGAAGATGGGTCTGCCCCATTTCCGCTTGTTCCGCTAGTTGAGTTCATAATTTTATTTTTATTTGAAGTTTGTCTATTCTTTTTTGGAGGCCAATCATTAGAAAGTATGTCGAGCGTTCCTTCTTTGACCCTTTTAAATACTCTTGATAAGCCCGTAAACCCGCATTCGGGGCATTGTCTTTTTCTTCTGAATAATCTTCTAAACATTTTACCAAACATTACCTATAATATGTCTTTATTTGTCCTTTTATAATTCATATTTGATTTGTTAATCTATCATAAATTCACAGTATGCTCCTATTTACAAACGGATATTTAGATGTAAAATCCCTGTCTTGAAAAGAAGGGTTTTTAGAAAACATATGGTCTGGATAGTCAAAAACTGCATCGCCGCCGCTAGAGAAAATTGTTACGGGGATGTTATCAGCTATGTGTCTTACGAGTTTATTTCTGGCAGCTTCGCTGTCCATGTTTGCTTGTTTGTTAACATCGAAGTAGTCATTTATAACTTTTCTAAAAATAGGTTCAATCGACTTCATCTACATCTTCCCCATTAATTTCAGTCCTTAATGCTCGTATAGAGCCACTCATTGACTCTGTATACTTTTTGATATTATTTATATTATTGTTTAAGTCAGCTAAACAGGTTAAAACTTGCGTTTCGAATGTTAACAGGGATTCATCTTCGTTATAATCTTTATTTGGCATTTTTGAGTTCGCTTTTCATTTTACGAGTTGATTGCCTCCAAAAATTCCCACCAATATGGATAAAGTTAAAATTATAATCCACCAAATTAATTTGTGTTTATTTGGCACTTTTTCGTTCTCTTTTAATCCCCTATATCTTTTACGGCTTCGGCTGCTTCCTTTATTTCGGCTGCTGCCTTTGCAAACGCACCCTTTTTGAGGGTGTAAATCCAGTAACCTAAAGCACCGTTAAGTGCCAACGATAATATTAGTATAATCCACATTGTCATTATTTGTCCTCTGTTAAAAGTTCTTTGAGTCTCTTGAGGTGAAAACACATCCAGCTTTCACCTATAGCTTTTTCAGCGTTATGCTCTGCTATCATTTTTTTCTTATGCTCTAAATCTTCCCCTTCGGCTACTTCAATTATTTGGTCGAGAAGCTGTAATACTTTAGTGTTTGCCAAGTTTTTCTCTAAACCTGTTTCTGTCAAGGTGAAATATCTTTGGTCAGAGCTGTCGTAGCTCATTGAAGTGGTCTCGCCTTCTTGTTCTACCCAAGTAGTGTTCATATATACATCTTTTGGTATAACGATTTATTTCTTGGCGAAATTCATGGGATCTATTTTCTTTTCTATGCCCATTCCTCTGATGTTTTCGTTGGGAATTGTCACTTTTGTTGAAGTGTCTGCGTAGTATATGACAGTCTCCCTCATGCCGATCCTAACTATTCTGGCTTCTCTGCCGCCAACATATACAATGTCATCAGCTTGATACTGTTTGCTCCACCAAAGTAACACTCCTTGGGCCGTACTGCTAATTAAACTATTGAAAACTATTGCTACGATACCCACCAAAAAAACCCAACCATGTTCGCCTATAAAGCTTTGAGCTGTCTCTTCCATGTCTTAAATTACACTTTATTTGGCTTTTTTGTGTTCACTTTTGTCATGCGCTGGTAAATTCCATCATGACACAATTATAAAATTGTATAAAATGTTCATTGGGTAAGTCCCATCCTATGTCCACCCCATTAAGCGCTATAGTCCTGTGTTTTTTCATGGGCAACATTTGGGGCAGTATATTATCTCTAAAATTTTTGAACTTTTGCTTGTCGGGATAGGTTCCGAGGTGGAACTCACAAACTATTGTTTTTGTTCTATTATTTAGAAATTCTATATTCTCTTTTATGAATATGTAATATTCGTCGCTTTCTATGTCTATTTTTAGGAAATCTATTTTTTCTATGTCATAATCTTCTATGAAAGACCAAAATGTCATCGAAGGTAGAGTGGGGTACTCGCCGTCCCAGCTTATTTGGTGTGTTCCGTCTCGATTTGAGATGGCTTTTTCTATGAGGGTATAGTTATTTATATTTTTGAAATTTTCTTTTAATATTTTGATATGGGGCGGGTATGGTTCAATCATGTAAATATGTTCGGGCTTTATTCCTTGGGTGAGAATTAGCTTGGAAATCATTCCTACGCTAGCCCCGATATCAACGACTATGTCGCCATCTTTTATTTCTTTGATTAAATCATAAGTGCCGTCCTCTATTTCCTTGGACAGAGTCGACCCGTTGAAATCGCCAAAGTTAAAGTTTTTTAAATCAGATAATAGCACTAAGCAATTTAGACGTCTTTTTGCGGGCAATCTTCAGACATTTGGTCTTTAAAAACGTAGTCTCTCAGTTCTGACATAATCATTGATTTAGCTTCGTTTTTATTTATCCCTGCTTTTATTAATTGTTTATATAAAGAAATGCTTTTAGCTGAGTGGCCTCTAATTTCAGCTAATAAAAAGTTATCTTTTAAAGCATTGGTCATAGATTTATTTTGCTATCTGTTGTTTTTAAGAGACTTCATTATTTTTTTTAAGTCTTTAATAAAGATGTCGGACATCTCTACGGCTATAGCCTCTTCATCTGAGTCTATAATTGTCTCAACGATAATTTTATGATATTTGTTTATGGTTTCGGTTATTAATTTATGTGTTTTTTCAAGCTTCATTCTTCGAATATATAATGGCCGTCACACAAAGTTTTAACCCATCTGCGATTTGTTCTTAGCTCCCCTCTCTCTCCACATGTTTCGCACGTAAGCTCGCTTAAATACTCTGCCATTTCCGCTACGCCAAAGGTATAATCATCATTACGGCTTGAATATATTCTTAATCTCCCAAACTTCTCTTTTATTTGTTTAATTTTTATTCCTTTTTTTGTTAAGGACGAATGTCTGTCTACCAGCCTTATACATCCTTCTATAATAGAGGCCCAGCCATCATCGCACTCGATATCGGAAACTTCTTCGAGAATAATGGGGTATTTTTTCTTAAGGGCGTCTATTTTATTTCCTGTCATCCTTTTTTCTTCCGGCTTGGTAAGACTCTATTCTTTTAAGGAGATACTCCCTTTTCTCGCTATCGTCCATTTTGCTAATGTACTCCAAGCCCCTCTCTATGATACGAGGATCTACAGACCTAGACTCAGACCTACTCCTTCGAGAAGGGACTACTACTGGGCCGGAGGGCTTTTTGGATATTTGCTCTTTCTTTTCTTTGTCGCTTTTGCTGTCCCTGCCTCCCTTGCTGTCTCTGGAGTATCTGCTTCTCTCCATGAGTTTAGGCGCTGGCTTCTTTGTTATTACTGTGGGTAGCCCGTGCTTCTCGAAAGATAAAAGTATTGGAACTCCGCTGTTTGTTATAGAAACAGAATTATTAAATATCTTATTTAATTCTATATTGTCTTGTTCCTCGTCTGTGGATAAAGACACGAATTTGTCTGGGCCGCTGGTTTTTCTTAATACGAAATGAGCTTTTCTAACGTTATTTATTTTTGTAATTCCCGTTAGAAAAACGCTAGGAGCAAGTATGTTTGTGGCAGGGGGTAGGGTAGAAACCGGCAAAGGCTCAGTTAGGTTGAAAGCGTTTCTTTCGTTTATCCTTAGATAAGGATTCTCTACTTTATTAGTATCCGCATCAGCACATACGACAAACGCTAGGGAAAGCGACGCAATTATCTTTTTCATGGCTTAATAAATTACACATTATATGTCCATGTAAACATCTAAAGCTTTCGGGTCTTTTTTTAGTCTGCCGGATTTTTCGTAAGCTTCTTTACGAAGTGAAAGGGGTAATTGGTGTTTTTTTCTTGCCCAATTTGTAGCTTTATTGAAGATTTTCTCTAAATAGGCAAATATTTTGTATTTAATAGAATTATTTCTATAAAAATCAAAAATCTGCTGCTCTGTGTCCCACATTTTGTCTATGAGGTCTCTTTCTTTTTTTGTGGTTAGTAAATCAAAAGATATAAGGCTCTTCTTGTCTACTCTCCCATGCTTAAAAACAAACTCGAACTCAATAGAATAAACGTCATCGTTTTTGTCTTTAACATTGTCGTAGAAGTTTATATCCACGTTATCGTTAACGGCAATCCACTTGTCGGTTTTCGGGCGGTCAAGTCTATAAAGCTTCTGTCTGTAAACCTTATACAAATCCATCACATTATCCAAATCCTTCGTTTGGAAAATATGATCTTTTTCTAGGAGTTTCTCGTCTTTTTTATCTAAAAGACCTTTTAGATAAGACTTTGGAACTTTTATTTCGTCGAACATTCCCATGATTGAGACGCAGGCTATTCAGATTTTTTATGAAGATCTTTCTTTTTTTGAACTGTTCGCTTCTCCTCTTCACCAGAGCAACACCTTATATAATGAGGAGCAGGAAAAAGCTCTTCTTTTAATTGGTCTTCGACCACCTCTCTCAAGCCAAAAGCCTTAATTAAAAACTTACGAAACATATCGAATCTTCTTCCTCTTTTGTTAGTTTTATAGCAACACCGTGTTCCGGTTCAATATATACCCTTTTAAACGTATGCACATTGCCGCTTCTCCCGAATTCAAAACCTGATCCACAAATAGCTAGGTTGATAGCATGGTAAGATGCGCTACTATTTTTATAGTATATAACGCCAACGGCAATAGAATCTACGTTTGTATCATTTTCTACCTTTTTATTATGTCTTTCTGTAAAAGCATAGGGATTGTGTTTGGCGTGAAGCATTTGCAAAAAAAGCCTATAAGAAGCCGCTAGATTATCGCAATCCCAGTTTGTTCTCCAGTTTCGCAAATCAGCGAGAGCTAACCATTTTTTATATGCCTTGTAGCCCTCTTCTACGAGCCAGCGTTCGTCTAATATAGCATAAGCCTTATCTGAGATAAAGCACTGCTCAATGTCAGGCAAGAAGCTTCCTAGTTTTTCTCTGTCAATTTCTAGTATGCTATTACTCATCTTGATCTGGAGGAGTCTCTTGATTTTTTTTGGCCTCAGCCGCCTTAGCTTCCGCTTCCTCAATTTTCTCCTTTATTTCCGTAAGCTGTTCTTCTGTAGCTTCAGAAATTAATTTCTTAGCCCTAGCTTGAGCCTCTGCCGACATCGCTTGAACCACCGTAGATAATGGAAGGTTATTCAAGATATCGTTTGCTATTTTGGTCTCTAGTTCTTTTGCTTCTTCTAGTGTCATAAATCTGCTTCTCCTATATCAATAAAATATAGTAATCTATAAATTCTTTCGCAATTCCCGTCTTCTTTAAAAACGTTCATCGGGCTTGCCATGTTCAAATCTGTGTTAGGTTTTGATAACCATTTAGCAACATAATCATGATCCATAACGGCACAGCACTCGTTTACTAGATTGACAAACTCTATCAATCTTTCGTCTGGAATGACATATCCGTATTCCTTCATGTAATAAGTCTTATAGGTTCTTCGTAAACGCCTAGGGCCTCTTTTATTTGCCTTATTTTCTCTCGATAGTGCATTTGAGTCCAGCCGTCGTTATATGGGCTGGTTGCCTCAATTTGCCACTTATGTATTTGGAGCATCATATCCGCAACATCAGAGTCTAAAGTGCCTTTTTTAGTATCTGTAGTCTTTGTATTTGTACTTTTCTTTGTCTTTGCTCCACTTTTTTTCATATTCTGCTTTCCTTTTCGCTCTCTGGTACAAGCATACCAATGATAAGACGATTAAAGCGGGGATTATGATCAATGTATTCACGGTGGTGCTTCTAATTCTTCTTCAATATTTTTATGAGGCCCGTTTAAATCCACATAGTGAATAAATAATTGATGGTGCCAATATTCTTTTGGTTGGTTAAAAATAGGTCTCCAATGTTCAATTTCACATCCTTTGTAAATAACACCATCTCCTGACTCAATTACAATGGGAGTATTTCCCATGAACAAAGGCCATTTATAATTTTTATCTTCATAAAAATATTTTAAAGTTATTGATGCACTAATTTCACAGGAAGGCCTATCTACGTGTTTTTTTAATTCAGCACCACCTAAATAAATTCTAGTATAAGAATATATAGGTTTTAATTTTAAATTAGTTTCCTTTTCCATAATGGGCAAAAGAAAATAAGTAATATGTTGATATATGTCAGAGTGACTTGAATGGTTAGCAGAAGAGAGAGGAACTTGACCATCGCCTATTATCCCTAAATCAAGATCTGGGGGGGTAAAGTTTTTAAAACTCCATGAAGTTAAAAATTCTACCATGTCTGGCGACAGCATATTTTTTACATATTTGTATTTTTGTTTATCGTCTGCCCGCCCACCAGAAATAAACGCCTTTCCTTTCTTTCGCGTATCCATGTTATTATTGCGCGTCTGTCTTACCATTTTTGAACAATTCTAAAAAAACATTTTTTAGGAGGCAGTTCGTGCCAATGAAACAAGGGGGAGGTTGAATTATTTCCAAAACTTCCAAAATTATATAAGTCTTTCCAGATTATAAAATCATGAGAATACTGAACCCAATAAGGAAGAACAGGTTCTATGTCCTTGATTTCAAAATAGATGCCTCCCGGCGATCCGTAAGGATGTCCAGTAGCTTCGACCACCTTTTGATGCACTAGTTTTATTTTAAGGCTGGCAGCGTTCAAGATTATAGAAAAACCAAAAAAAGCTAATAAAACTAATTTTTTCATGATAAATTCTTTAGCTCTTGGCGTTGTTTTAGCTCTTGAAGTAATATTCCTTCGGGTCTTCCAGCCGAAAGATCGACAGGGCTTGCTGTATATTTCTTAATTAGAGAACTGCTGCTTTGCGTCTTTTCTCCTAGCCCGTAGATGGGGTCTATTCCTAAATCTAAGCACATTTTGTGTTCGGGTTTTTCCCCATCGAAAACTCTATCGCCGCCATTGCAAAACATTATTTTATTATATTTGTCTTTGTAGTCTTCGTGAATCTGCCACAGGGTTCTACAGACCGTATCGTCTAGATCGACACATTTAATTGTCTGCGTAACAGGTTTAAGGGCTTCGATAACCGTACGCCTTTCGTCTTCCGGCATAAACGCCTTTCCTTTCTTTCGTATAAGAAAACCATCACTATTAACTATAACAAATAAATCATCAGCCATAGCTCTTGCTTTCTCAAAGCAATCTATATGCCCAACATGTACGGGATCAAACCCGCCGCTAACTATCGACAGTTTCATTTTTTAGAAAGTTTAATGCTTTTGACCTTCTTTACTTTAACATACTCGTCAGGGTAACGTGTCCTATTAAACCATTCTTCGTACTCTTCGTATTTGTCAAAAGAAACCATCAAGCGTTCCATGTCGGGAAAATCCACCACCACTTCCCAGTCGAAATTTTTATCAGATTCCTGAGCTCTTTTTGTTGCGTTGCGTATTTCCAAAGCCCCAAAAGTTTTTACTGCGTGTTCCATAGAGACGCCATCACGCCCAAGCTGACCGTACGAACCGGATTCGTAATGGTCTTGGAAGATCCTACCTTCGGGGCCTACATAAAAAACCGTATGCTGCCCATTAGGGTATTCATCAACCTTGTAGACGTTATTACGGCCTTTGAAAGCGTGTTGGGGGATATCGCTTCCGCCTACGATATTTACATAAAAACGTTTGTTCTCTTTCTTGGCTTTAATAAGAGCCTCCTTAGTTGTCCGTGCTAAATTGCGGTTATAGTAATCCAGCGATTTAACAAAAAGTTCCATAGCTTTATCCATTGTGATGAAAACCGTCTGTCGGGTTATTATGTCATTAACTACATAATGCTCCTGTTCGGTTTTCACCAAGGCTATCTCCTCTCTGGTCAACCCAGCGTGTTTAATAACTTTCTGGACTTCGACTTTTTCTTCAACTTCGACGCCGACTTCCTGTGCCACGGCAAATGGAATTGCCACCAATAATGATAGTATTATTTGTTTCATTTTTATTCTCCTGTGCTTCCGAAACCACCTTCTCCTCTCTCTGAGGAGACCAAATCTTCCTCTGACTCAACCTCTTCCCACTCGACATCGTGGCACTTCTCAATAATTAACTGAGCTATTCGATCTCCTTCCCTATATTCAAAATCCATCAATCCAAGATTCTGTAAAACAACCCCAACTTCGCCACGATAGCCAGAATCTACAACACCAGCTAAAACATCTATGCCATGTTTAACGGCGAGACCTGAGCGGGGAGCTATTCTTCCGTAATGCCCTTCTGGTATGGCTATTTGTATGCCCGTATTCACTACTTCCCTTTGTTTCCCTGCGATCCTGCCATCAACGGACGCATATAAGTCGTATCCTGCGTCTGTGTTATTTGCTCTGGTAGGCTTAGTTGCCTGTTGCGTTATTTTATTTATTTTTATTTTCATTTGAATAAAAAATTACTTTTTAAGTACTCAATGGTCCCGAACGTTTGATTAAACCTCTTTCCTTTTCCCATCGTGTCGGTAAGTCTACCCCAGTCCTTGCTAGTCTCCTGCTCTTTGTATACGGGAGAAGACGATTTAATCAAATCGTTCTCTATAGATGAAACTTTGTAGCCTTTGTATCTCAAATAATACGAAAAAGTCAAATCATCATTCATAAAAGAATCCTTATGCTCTTTATGGCATTTCGTTACAAAGTTAACATATCCATCAATATTGTCAACATTAGTTAGTACCATGTCTACTCCTTGCATGTACAAACAACTGTCATCTACGTCTGATGGGTCAAAATCATCCGGAAAACCGTTCCACCAATAATAGGCCCAGTTAGAGGCTGCGTCTAGATGGTTATCTTCTCTGAATTTCCATATCTTCTCAAATATATCATTGTTGTATATAACATCGTCGTCAGCAGTGCAAACACTGGTTAGATTCTCTTCTTTTTTAACGTTGTTTACGTATATGTATCTTGATGCTGGGCCGTAATCTTCGCCGCGCAAAATTTTTACTTTATTACGAGATATCAAATCCTTGAGCCACTTCGGATTGTCTACCGTGTCAAAGTTTCGAAACCTTTTGTATTTGTATGGAATACATAAATAAACTTTGTCAGGAACAAAAGACTGCGCTAGTAAACTATGTATACTTCTCTTTAAGCATTCGCTCTCTTTGAAGCGAATTGGGGTTGTATTAAGAGTAAAGCTATAACCGTTCATACTTTGGCTTCGATATGGTTCTCTGGAGTCGTGACCCCTCTGAGCTGCACTATTTTAGAAGCGCATTCGTTCGCATATCTTATGGATTCTTCTATGTTCTTGGTTTCCAGATACTTAACAACTAGACCGGCTTGAAATGTGTCACCCGCTCCTGACACATCGAAAACATCGACAACCTCAACCTCAAACCTCTTGAAATCTCCTTCTGTATAAAACTCGCAACCATCGTCGCCCAAAGTAACTATCAGTTTACCGTCCCACTGTTCTAAATCTATATCGTCTTTTATTAGTTCGTATTCGGGCTTGTTTATTTTTATGAACTTCACCTCTTTACAAAAATCACCCGGCTTCTTTTTTGTATCAAGAAAAACGGTATCATGATTGTTGCAAAAGTATTCTATGTCTTCTTTTTCTAGAAAGCCTTTGTTGTAGTCAGCAATAACTACAGCCTTATATAATGATAAGTCATATCCATCCCTCCAATCTTGCGGGACTCTAGGTACTTTGTCCTGTTCGTCTATCCTTAAAAAAGTATGGTTTGTCTTGGCGTCGACATACCTATGTTTTGTGGTTTTGGTTATGTTTGTTAGCAAGTCGCAACCGACTTTAAAACTTTCAATATTTGTAAACACATTGCCAGCCATGCCTGAATTATGTGTTGTTCTCACCGGATTGAAAACTGGAGCTGGCGTATCGGGACAAAGCCTGCTAGCGGTTCCGTATGTAAACTTATCCATGCAGCTATCGCCTACTACTAAAACATCTGCTTCTCCTGAATTATGTATTTTGCTCATATTTAAATTTCTGATTCTCTGAATTTGTGCACCAACGCAAATTTTCGATCCTAAAGTCTACCATGTGCGTCAAGGCACGTTTTCCAGTCTTTCCGTCAGCGTCAAATATACCGGTATCTACGAGATATTTACAAAAGTCAAAGTTATCTTTGTTAATATGATCTATTTGCAGTTTACGCGATGAGTCGGGGTTTGGGATAAAAGCAAGACCCACTAGTTTATGCATGTCCCACCAAACTTCCTTCTCTCCATTTTTTCCTTTTTGCTTTAAGTTTACAGTAGGGTAGCCGTGTTTTGAGGCGAGCATTTTGTATACAATTCCTGTTTTTTCGTTTTTGACGAAAGGAAGCTTCGGACATCTCAAGTACCCCTCTTTGTATATAAAATAAGTATCTGAAGGCAAAGTATTTCTTGTGTTGGCTATTTTAGAGTACCATTTACCCAAAGAGATATCGTCTCCCCAGTCCTCGTGCCCGCAAGTTAGGCATTTTTTGCTAGAGTTTTCTGGCAAAGGGATTTTGGATACATCAAATCTATCTACTACTTCCCCAGAAACCGTACGCGGCTCGAACAAGCCCCTAAACATTTCAAGCTGCTCGCTCATCTACTAACTCTATAGCTGTCACAGTCTTCGTGAAAAGTGCTTACCTCAAGAAACTTTGCTGCTACCCCCGTGGCTGACAGCTTATGGGGAACCAGCCTATCAACTTCGAAAGTGTCGCCTTCCTTTAAGAAATGGTTCGTTTTGACCGTTGTTGCAGTACAAACGACTTCTACATCGAGCTCCCCTTCTAGTATATAAAACGTCTCATGTTTGTTTTTATGAAAATGCAAAGAGGTCGACATCCCCGGTTTTATGTGGAGAATTTTACCGCAGTAGTTCTCTTTCTCGTTATTCGCGAGCCATAGCTCGTAACCCCAGTCTTTAGTTATCTTTCTTGGATTTTTTACAGCACTCATTACAAACAAGCTCCATTTTCTTTTTTTTGGACGGATCCCGGCCTCTGCCAGTCCAAATTATTCGTATATCATGTTCGCTAGGTAGTTCTACCCACATTAGGTCTACTTCTTCGACAAGTTTCTTACATATAAAACATTCGCACACTTTATGGTACCCCAAGCCGGACTCGAACCGGCAACCCTCTGCTTAGAAGGCAGATGCTCTGTCCATTTGAGCTATCGGGGCAGAGCATTGTTATTTATTGTTTAGTTTTTTGAGTTCGCCGTGGATCTCGAACATGACTAATATCAATTCAGCTTGAATGCGAACTGCTACTGGTCCTAAAATAATAAGTCCGAAACCGGTAATTGGTTCCGCAGCCAAGGCGAAAATGCCGAAAATAACAGCACCCACCATTCCGAGATAGCTCAGGATCTTTATAATTCCCGGAGTTATCATCGTTTTATAACTTAATAGTTCTTTCATGATCTTTTATTTATTTGTTTAATTATAGAATGCAATTCTATAAAATTGTTTTGCTTTCTAAAATTGCTTCTTCGAATGTTTTGGACTTTAGTCTTATGGTTTTATAAAGTAATTCTTGGGTCTTTTTTCCTGCTGTTATCTTCATTGATTTACTAGACCAAACTGTTCTGCCGTCTTTTTTGCCGCTTTTTAATTGGCGTGGCATTGGAACTCTTGGTATATTTTTATCGAACTCATATTTTGTCCCCACTGTTTTTTGGGACTGCTTTTTTATTTTATAATGATAGGTGCCTTTTTCAGGGTTAACGTATAAAAGGGGATAGCCAGTTCCTTTCAAGGGTGGCTCCCTGTAGGAGAGACGCTTTGCGTTACTATTCCATTCTACAGAGGACTTAACTGAGAAAAATTTTCTTTTTAATTTAGCTTTCCTTAATTTACCGCAGGAGTCTTCTATTAGTTCGTTGATTTTTTCTTCTTCTAGTAATCTGTTGTTTGAATCATAACAGCGAAACTTTTTGTAAAAAAAGACTTCACCATATGAGTCATCAACGGTTAAGTCTTTCAGGGAAACGTGTTTAACGCGCTCTCTAGCGGCAGGGCTGCTAGATTTAAGCCTAAAGAGCCAAACTGTCGCCTTCTTGACTGCTTCGATTCTATTATAACAACTAAAAATCTTTGTCCACACAAACCCATCGCCTCTAAGGAGAATGTTAACTCCAGCAGCTTGAGACTTTCTGGTGGGAGAAATGTAATCGTTTATATTTAAAGTGGCTAAATAGCTACGGCGAGGACGAGCCTCTTCGTTTTTTATTTTGTTTTTCATTTCTCTAAGATTGGGTTGGTTTTTGTTTTTTCTACATCGTCTTCGTAGGAGCTGTCTGAACCTTTGTCCTCACCTGCAAGGCTGACTTTAAAATTTGGGTTTAGCTTGCCTGCTATAACGTTAGTTTGGTACGTCGCCTTTAGGAAGGCGGTATTCTTAAAACTGGCAAGAGGAGGCTTGCCCCATCCAACAGTTATTTCCAAATCGTCATTTCCGGCAACTGACTCCATAAGCCCTCGGAGCTTATTTGCGGCATCAAAAGTGACCTCTGTTCCTGCTAGATGGAGCTTCCTTAAGCTACTCAAGCCCGTTAAATAATCTAATCCTTTATCTGTCACGGAAGTATCGTAAAGATTAAGTCTTTCAAGTCTGGGGAGGTTCTCTGCTATCTTCTTGCAGGCCAAGTCTGTAATAAGCCTATTTCCAGACAAATTTAGAAACCTGAGTTCATCTTGGCCTTTTAGAGAATCTATGGCGTTATGGGTAAGCTCTCCTTTTCTGGCCACAAGTTGATATATTTTTTTATTACCTATTTCTTTTATCGCTTGGGTAAAGTCATCGTCGTTCAACTTCACCCTGTCCGCAACATCCTCGGCATAAACCTCTTCCCTCATCAAAAAATAATAGAGGTCAGGGTTTACTTTGGAAATAGACATGAATAAACCGTCATATTTGTCTATGGTGCGGTACTCTTGAGCCGAAAGGGAAATGGCTGCTGCGAATAATAATATATATTTCATAAGTTAGTCCATTATTTGTATTTTGTAGCTATTTGTTTCTACGTCGACAGGATTAAAAAAATCAAGATTATCCTTTTGTATATATTCGGCAAGGATCTTGGTTGGGTCAGGAGGAAGCTCTTTGTTTAGCTTTTCCTCTAGCTCTGGTATTAGCTCTGCAACATCGTCATCGACTTTTGCTCCCATAACGACTCCATTTTTGCTGCTCCATGTAATTATGATGCGTTTCATAAGTTCTTTATATCTTCGTATTTAAAAAAGTCTTCTGTGTTAATAACCTTATCGCAAATAAATAGATCATAATTACGTTTACCTAAAAAAACATCGGTATATTTTACGTTCCATGAATCTAGCTGTTCTTTCGTCAACTTCGTCAAGGTCTCTATCCTCTCTTTGTCGTCTAGTCGACTGCTCCCTCTAGCTGTCCAGTAGAAAATTTCGTGCCCTCTATCATACAATTCGTTTATTCTCCTTATCCGTTTGTAAATAGGAACAGACTCCAAATAGTTCCTGTTCTCAGGAGTATTACAGATGGTTTCGTCGATGTCAACATATATTCTCATTATTTAATCGGGCAAACGCCACCCTCGCACTCTAATCCCTCTAAAGTTTGTCCATTGCCGATTTTAACAGAGGAAACCTTTTTAATTCCAGTTGACAATAAATCGTATTGCTTTTTTTCTATCTCCTCATAAGGAGCTTGCTCAAACCCATGGTCTTGATGAAGCAGAAAAGAAACGCTTTTAATGTTATTTTTGTAGTTTTTACGTAACCACTCTTTTATTTCTTCTAGTTCGTCTCTCTTGTAATACACGGTACAAGAGACAGCGTTATCCGACCATTCTTTCTGTATTTGTTTAACTAAGTCTAGTTGATCGGTCGCCTTCATATCTTTTGCTAGCTTGGCGTTCTTCCCTGACTCGCAAGGGAACTCAACAATCACTGTGTCACGGTTTAATGAACCGTCGAAGTTTTTAACATATTCAACAGTATAGCCCATGTCTTTACATGTTTCAACAAGGGCATCCTGACTAGACATCCTAACACGACGAATATAATACCGAGAATAAGCTGGATGAACGCCCGGAGTTGCTCCAGCAAGTAAACTTAATGTCCCGCTGGGTTTAACGGTTGTAAGTTTGATGCTCTCTGGCCATCCTTGTTTTTTGCTCCACTCTTTGTCGAAGGCTTTAAGCGCTTTGTAGCAGTCGTCTAGCCACTCTAGTTTTTTACCTTCTAAGCTCTGGCAAATTCCCGTAATGCCTTGTCCTATTCTGAAATTTTTATGAACAATTTTATTTGTGTCCTCGTGGATGAACGGCAGAGAGCAAATTGCTTTCTGCGTTTTGTATATTAACTTCGAGCATTCTATGAGTTCTTGTTTGGACTCTATATTGTTCAAGTATAGCTCCGCTAGATTGCAGCATTCTTTATCAGCTAAAGAAATTTCTCCGCAGGGGTTTGTCCCTTCGCAGTTTTCCCTGCTCTTTTCCCCTGTTCTGCCAAATTTAGAACTCAAAGCTACATTAAAAAACCCATATGGCTCACCATTTCCTCCATACCCGTCCCATACTCCTTCGGCAATATGATCGTAGCTGTCGCAATATATGGTGTTGTTGCTCATCGCTCTCCAGTTAGGAATATTCCCCAAATCCCACCTTTTAGCTTTTATATATAAGTAATCGTCAGGGTCTCCTAGCGCAATTTCAGCAGAACGTCTCACATTGCCAGCTACAACTACGGAGCCAATAATGTTAGCGATATCAAGAACATCAATACTACGAAGTTTTTTACCTTCTCTCTCTTTTACGACTCCGCTTATTTTTTTTATCCCATCTATTAAAATCTCTGGCCCGCTGGCAGTACCTCCGAAACCATGAATAGGCTTGCCCGCGCTTCTAACCAAAACCGTAGAATAATCAAAAGACTCCCCTGTTACAAAATACGAATGCAACACCTTGGAAAGAAGCCTTACCCATCCTTCTCTGCTGTCTGGAACAATGAAATCCGCATCATTGGTATTCTTGACTGTAATATTGACCCCTCTCTTAATCCTTGGGAGTTCGTGAATATCCTCTCGTCGAATAGAGTAGCCTACTCCGCCTCCCAACATTAAGTTCTCGAAAACGAAACAAAAATCATCGGGCTTTTTAATGGCGGTAAACCAACAATTAAGAAGGCTGTTTCCCCCAAATCTGTCAACCGTTGAGGTTCCTAGCTGCCAAAGTCCTCTCCCTGCGAAATTACATTTAAGATTAAAAACTAAATCAAATAACTTCTCAGCTTCTTTCTTTGTATACCCAGCTCCTATGTCTTGAGCGCCGTTAATACATCTAGCTATCGTTTCGGGCCATTCTTCAAGAAGGCCATCGTCTTTTACTCTTGAGTATGTTCTTTTGTAGACTATATAGCCTAAGCCATTAAATCCCCATTTTGGTTGTTTGTTTTTGTATTTTTTTAGAAAGTCTGCTGAAAGTATCTCGTCCTTAGTTTTAGTCATTTTTGTCTTGTTTTGTCCGCGTTATATTACATTAAAAATGGTCTTATTTCTAGAAAAAAATAGCATGGGGCCTATTTCGGTCCCATGCTACTGAGCAATGTGTAGTCTAAATCAATTTACTTTAACGGTAACGGGTTTTGAATCGCCCGCTTTATCGATTTTAACGGTTAACAAGCCGTCTTTTAGCGACGCGTCGACCGCAGAAATGTCTACCCCTCTAGGGAGTTGGAACCTTTCCGTGACCTTACGCTCTTTGTCGCCTTTAGTAGAACCTCTGACCACCAAAAATTTACCTTCGGAAATCTCAAGTTCTACATCTTTCTTACCAAAGCCAGCCATCTCAAGCTCTAAGCTATAGTTGTCGCCGTTATCAGTAAAACAATTTATTCTGCGCGGCCTAGTCTCCGTCAAGACAGAATCCCAAAAGGGGACAAACGCTTCCAAAGCGCTGTCGACTAATGCCTCTCCTCTATTTTTGAATAATACTGTATCCATAGTTAATTATTATAGCAAGTGTTATGCCAAGTGATTTATGCCTTGTTTGTTAAGGTTTTTTAATATATGAGTCAGTGTGACACGGTTGTTGTCTCAGCTCTCTGTCACTCATTGTGCCTCATTGTCCCTAATGAAATTAATGCAAGTTAACCTTCCGTTACGAGTATTATCGCCAAAATATACGTTAGATTTATGAAACTCATGAGGAAGGTACACCAAAGCTTTGTTGTAAACATTGGAAGATTCATGAATTACATTGTAATCGTTTGGATCTCCCGGTATATCTCCATCGTTTTCAGATTCTAACTGTTCAATTGTCTTGCCGTCCTTACGCTCGTAAAACAATGTGCCTGCAGAAGCGGGAGCATTAGGGGTAAGGTAAACAATACAAACATGAGTCCATCCTTGCTTCATTATATCATGATGAACCCAGCTCTCTCCATCTGACTCGTAACAAAACTGGAAGAAGGACTCGAAATAAACTGATCTCGGAAGATCCCAATTTTGTGTTTTATAGAAGCTTCTGACGATTTGGTCAAAAACATCATTATCTATAGCCGAAATATAATTAGTTCTAAGCCCCGGCCAATTTCCTCCTTCCGGATGATCATGCGCAGCCCAAACTGGATGGTTAAAGACTGACTCTCTTATTGCGTCAGGGTTTTCGAAGAAGCCGTCTATTTCTAAAAATCTTTTGTTCATTTTTTGTTTATTTTTTGTTTTTTATTCTGGATATAAGCTCAAATATTTTTGTTTTGTCTATATTATTTACACTATCTAACTCCTCAGCGTCAGGATAACCTTCAGCTATTAGCTTTTTCTTAACCGAGTCGAAAGAAACCCCTTTTTGCTTCATAGCATCAGCCAATATCTGGGAAGGCTCATTAGAGGAAGAAGCAGTAGCGCCGCCGTTTGAAAATGGATTACCAGAAGGGTTATTTGACAACTCTTCAGCGGATACTATGTTGACTCTTAGGAAATTCCTAATGCAACGACAGAAGGCTCTGTTTTCAGCCATCTCCGCCAAATAGAGCTTGCCAAAATCTTTCGTGTTGTTTAGGGAGGTACTGGCTAAAGACTGAAAAGAGACCTCTCTACCCTCTGTTTCGAAATTAGGAAGCCAGTTAATCGTACAAGAAACGCACACATAATGTTCCGCAGCAGAAAATACATTGTAGCTAACTTTTGTATACCCCCTTATTTGAGCCAAGTCCTTTAGTCCTGCTAGTAGAATAATAAGATCTCTGTCTTGGAGATTTTCGATATTCGATTCCTTTGTCCTGTCTCTATTGGGGACAAGGAATTCGGGTTTAACCATTTTTCTCCAGTCGATTAGCCCGTTGTCTTCGTATATATAATCAATACCAGAAAGCAGGCCCATCCCATCTCTCTCTTGTGTCGATGCTTTCGACGTTTTCCTTTTCGCAGCTACCATTCTGTTATCATAACTGATTTGGGGTTAAAAGTCAAGCCCTTTTCTTAAGTATTCTAACATGATCTAAGTCTTTGAAGAATATAGGTTTATCTGGTATTTTATGTAATACAGAGGCGTCCATTTTTTCGCAAGACTCGCCAGCCTCAAAAGCCGCTTGACTAGGATAGAATTTACCTTTATGAATTAAAAACTTATTAGACTGATAAAAAAGATCTTTAATGTTTTCGTTCTTTAATTGTCGAACGTCGTCTTGGACTTTCTTCTCTACCGCAGTAACTTTGGGATAGTCCAAAAATTTAAACTTTATATTATCAAGTTTATCACCTGTTTCTTCTGTAGCTAAATTGCATCTGATGCCGCAAGAAACGACGTCGTTATGAAAGTTAGGGGAAGAATCTTCGTCAACAATATATACTATGGTGTCTATGTTTTTTCTGTGGGCCTTCAGCGTACTAGTGGGTATCACCCTTCTCGTTATGACTGTATACTTGCCTTCTACGGAAAGTTGAGCTTCTAATGTACTGTTTGTTATTTCTATCTTAGGTTTTTTTATGTCTAAGCGCAAGTAAACAGATTGTTTGCCCATGTTGCCTATTTTAATAATCTCCTCCGGAACCGCCTCAACTATTCCTATATGAAAATATTGACCAGTAACAATAGTCTCGTAATCATAAGAAAAATCTATGTCTAAAAGTTTACAAATAGAAGCGGCTATTTCCTCGGGTTTAATTGTGTTAATTGTTTTAGGAACTTCGTTTGCCCCGTATGTAGGCTTATCTCCTTCTTTATCTGATTCGATTAATATAACATCCTCATCATTAGACCAATAAGGTCTGGAGTGACTAGGATACATATTAGAATACAAAGAAACTATTTTAGTGTTTAGCCCCGAGGCTAAATGAATAGGAAAGCTGTCAGCGCCAACATGAAGCATAGCTCGCTTCATTATGTAAGCTAATTGATTAAATGAAGTTTTTCCTAATAGGTTTTTACATTTTTGCACTGGCTTCTCCTTGTCTGTGCCTATTTGTAAAATATCTATGCCTTCTTTATCTAATACTGGTTTTAAGATCCTAATAACGGAGTCCCAGTGATCATACTGTCTAGAGTCGAACTTACAACAATGGTGCAAAGTAATAAACTTATCACTCTCTAGCGGGTAGTATTTCTCGTAGATAAACGGCTCGCTTATTTTAAGACAAGTATTAGTTGCGTATGCTTCTAGGATATGCATTTTAAATCAAAATCTATAATCTCTTTGCTATCGTTATGGTGATAGGTAAACTGTCTTTGTGTGGTTACAAATGGCAAAAAGGCTATCTCAAACCATCCTTCGTGTGCGCCCTCTCCTTCTAGAAAGTGCAAATTTTCCATACGGATATCGTAAGGCAAAAATTTATGTACATAAGGGTTGCCAGCTAGTATATCTTTAAATTGGGACTTGCAAGAAAAATAGAAATTGTAATCCGGATAAAGCCTTTTGATACTCGGGAAAAGACTGGTAGCCATATAGACGTCTCCAGCGCTTTCTGGAATAACCATCAGAATACGTTTGCCTTGATCATCCTCGTCTAATAATGATTCAAAATTATTTTTTTCGCTCTTTCGTATATTTTCAGCAGCGGTCTGCCTAAAGAATTGCTCTACGTGTTCTCTGGAGTGTTTTTGGGACTCTAGTCTAGCCATCCAGTATTTGTGACCATCATCGTCTTCGTCAACATGGTACATCTTGAGGATTCTGTGATAAGCTTGAATAAGCCACTCTCCGTCATTTTTTATTCCCTTCGGCATTTCTGCTCTGGGGTCAGCAAGCTCTTCTTCTTCGTTGAAGGCGTCATCCTCAACGAATGGGGCAGATTCTATAAAATCAGAAATCCATTTGGCTATTACTGGCGTATCAAAGTTTTTCAAAACCCACTTTCTTCCTGTCTTCCCGATTTTGGATCTTTCGTCCTCTGACATGTCGAAAACTTTTTGTAATTGATCTCTGATCGAATCTGGCTTTGTAGAAGCTTTCCTAAATTCTGTACCTTGCTCTCTATACTCTGACCAGTCCAAGGGCAACGAAGCCGCTTCTTCCACGCAAGAATCCTCCCCGCAGCTATAATTAGTCACTAATGTAACTAGCTCGGCTAGTTTGGCTTCTTGGATCGGAATCTCCTGACCACCGCTAGTGAATGGGTGGCAATAAACATCCATCAAATTATAAATTTCATTAAGCTGACTCTCGCTTACTCCATTACCTATATTGGTTGTGTTTACAGAACTCTCCGCTCCGCAGAAGTCACACTTTAAGTTCTCCTTTGTGTATTCCGAAACTTTATAGTTTTTGCACTTCTTGCAGACATAGGTTGTTATTATGTCTTCTTTAGGAACATTATATTCCTTGGCCAGCTTCATAATACCCCATCCTTCTTGAAAGTAAGTATGCAAAAGAAGCTTTGTTTTCGCTTTCGGATTATTCTTTTTAAACATCGAATAGCCCTCTAGAAGGTTCGGAACAGATTTTCTCAACTGGTTCCTAAATACAAAGCCAACAATAAAATGGTCGTCCAAATTAAATTTTTTTCTGAAACCTGTTCTTTCGTCTAGTCTTTTGAAGTGCTTACAATCAACCGCACCCCTAAGTGTTAATACGTGATCATGTCCGAGCTTCCTAAGCTCTTTGGTTGCAAAATCACTCCATATCCAGTAGTTCTCAACCTTCTTGGCTGTCTTAACGGCTGAAGGCAAAATAGGAAGAGAGTCTAAAGTCGTCCATATACATGAAGTTGTTTTATTAAACCATTTTTTAGAAACGGCAAAATCAACACCCCATATATCCTGCACGGCTATATAAACATCTGGCTTAAAGTCGTTAACTACCTTGTCTAAATAATAAGAACCGTAATTGATGGCTCTCTCGGTTGCGGGGTCTCCCTTAGAAGCCCTTTTTCTTTCGTTCTCGTCCTCTGGCATGCACCCTATGCTTTTCCAAGGTGTTTTCGATAGCTGGATGTGTTTGTGCTGTATGCCGCAGCAATAATGTAAAATTTCGTATTTCCCTGTTTTGTGGAGATGAGAGAGAAGAGTTCTGGCATTTCTGCCAAAACCAGTCTTCATCAGAACAAAGTCGCTTTGGAATAGCAGGCGCTTTTTTCTACCAGCCTTCTTCGTCATCTAAAATATCTTTAGCTTCTAGGGGTTTAGGGGCGGGAGCAGGGGCAGAAGCAGGAGCAGAAGGCTCAAGCTTTGTGTCGGCTTGCTCTGCTTGGTCTTCATATTTTTCTTTGGACTCCTTATCTTGTTGTTCGAACATAGAATTAAGAGAATAAATTAAATACTGTTTTAGCATTCTCGCCTCGGGGTAAGTTAAGCCAATTATAAAATTAGCTTTGTTTGTGGAATCTTCTTTATCCTCCTTATTTACAGAATAGGAAAACCCAACTTGGTGTCCGTCTTTCAGATAAGGCTTAAAGTTAAATTTAGTAACCTGTTTAGATGTGCTGTGATAAGCCGAGAAAGGTCTGTTTGTTTCTATAGAGTCCAAAATTGCAGCCGCCTCGGTCTGGTTAAACTTAAACTGGGTGCTGGCATTAGGTTTCTCCTTGTTCGCTTTAAAAGAGCCGGTTTTGGTTTTGTCGTTCCAGCTGCTTTGTTTAATAAAGGAGCCGAAAATAGCAGATTCTTTTGCGTTGCACCAAAAAGAACACGCGCTGCCGCTGACTTTGGGGTTAGGTTTGTAGTACTGTATCCTTGCCATTGTTTTATTGTATGTTTATTTTATGTATTTATCTAGTTAGTCTCTGACTTCTAAAAGCTTTGTATATACTTTATTATCCTGTACTGAAATTAAGTCAGCAAAAACAGCTTCGTCAACTTTTGTGCCTTTGACTATAACTATATTGTTTTCCTCTGGGAGTTTGTCTCCGTTCTGACTTTTACAAGTTTCCAGCTTCTTGTTGAAAATGAGAACTTTGGTAATTCCGGTATCGTCTGAAACTGATGTTCTCATATATTTGCTACCCTTCCTTGACTTACCTGTATAGGGCTTCTCAAAGATTGTGCCTATAAAGTAACAGGGAGACCTCAGCTCCTTCTCTTCGACTTCTCTAATCGTTTCTAGCCCTTCTGTTTTGTCTTCGAAAATACTCCTTAGAGTTTTCCCGTGGGTATATCCTAAAAGTTTGTTTTCGTAGTACCAATTAGCAAAGCTTTCTGATTTTTTGTTTTGATTGTAAATCTTTCTGTATAGCTCAGTATTCCTACGGATAGTTTTAATTCTACTGTCCTTCACTAAAGGATTACCTTTTTCGTCTTTTATCTCGCTGTTTAATTCTCTGATTATAGCAACTAAATCATAGTCATACTCTTCGCCTATAGGCATAATTGCCATCTTTTCTCTTTGGGTTAGTTTGTTCCAAAGTTGAGCTTCGTAAACGACTTTAGTTCTGGTTTGTTTGAAGCCTTCTAGCGCACCAGCTTGTATAAGCGGGCACAAAACAGGAAGCGTAACGCCAGCTTCATTCGCTGCTTGAAATATCTCAAACTTATTTGAGTATTCCTGTCTAAAGTTCATTAATTTTTCAACCGATTTATCAGAAATCCCTTTAATAGACAAAAGACCAAACCGAATGTTATCTCCCTCAATTTTAAAATCTAAATCAGACTTAATGATGTGAGGAGGGAGAAGCTTTATGTTAAAAATGTCTAGCTCCCTTTCAATTTTTGAAATTTCGCTGATTGGGTCAGGCTCGTGTCTTGTCATCTTTAACAAAGACAAGAAAAACTCCTTCGGGTACTTGAACTTGAGATAAATCGTAGAAGCAGCAAGAGACGCATAAGCTATAGAGTGAGATTTATTAAAAGAATAATTAGCAGAATCCTCTAAAACCTTCCATAGCACATCTCCTACATCCACCGAACCTTTGGTTCCAAGCCACTCAGACGAAAGCCTGTTTTTTTCTACTTTTTCCCGAATTTTCTTTTTCCATTGTCTAACTTCTTTTACTTTCTTTTTGCCTACTATTCGTCTTAGTATTTCAGACTCATCAAGGGTGAAGCCGACTTTGTTAGCCATGCGCATCATTTGTTCTTGGTATAAACAAACACCGCCCGTAGAAGAAAGAATGTCGTCAAAGAAAGGGTGGATGGACTCAGCAACATCATTATTTGTATAATTGGCGTACTGGTCAACAAATGCTAATGCCCCGGGTCGACCTAGGGCCAAAACAGCACTTAACTCCTCTAAATTTCTTGGTTTGACTTTCTGGCAAACTCTAAAGTTAGTATCCGCCTCTATTTGAAACAAACCATGAGGCGCTTTTAGGTCTTGAAGTTGCTGATATATAAAATTATCATCTAGATCAATATCTTCTATCTCTATATTTATCTCTTTGCAAGCGTTGTCTACAACAGAAACGCTTCTTAGCCCTAGTATATCAAGCTTGATGTTGGTAAGAGAAACCCAGTTCATGTCAAATCCAGAAACAGGGTTCTTATCTGATGATAATTCAGTAGGACATGAGTTATCGAGTTTATCATAAGAAAGCAAAATGCCAGACGGGTGAACTCCTTTATTTTTTATCAAGTTACGGAGCTTAAGCGCTATATTGTATACTTCCTCATTGTCTTTGAACCAACTGTCTAGATCTTTGACGTCATCTCTAGCTTTGTCTAAAGGCGCAACCTGACCGAAAACTTTGGGTATCATGCTGGACACCGTGTTCATTTCCGTTTCGGATTTGCTTCCTGCTATCTTGCCGCATTCTTTTATTAAAAGTTTGCTGCTTAAGGTGTTTAGGGTTAAAATTTTGGAGGTCTTACCTTTGAATTTCTTTTCTAGGTACTCGAGTACTTTTTGTCTTTGGTAGTAGCAAACGTCTATATCAACATCGCACATCAAGTTACCATCTAAATACGTTATGCCGTCAACGACTTGTTTTTTGGCTCTTGTTTTGGATATGAACCTTTCAAAATACAAGTTATATTTTATAGGGTCTATTTTGGTTACTCCTATTAGGTACAGAACAAGGCTGCCCGCTGCAGATCCTCTCCCAAGGCCAATAGGTATATCATTGCTCTTGCAGAAATTAATAACGTCCCAGACCAATAACATATAATCAGTAAACCCTAGCTCGTTAATTGTCGCTAGCTCGTGTCTGGCTCTTTTAACGTACTCTTTAAAATGGTCAGCATCGACCTTCGACTTTATTTCTTTAATTCCTTCGTTACAGAGAGAGTTTAAGAAGCTTAAGTTGTCATTTCCTAGGACTTTTATGCCTATATTCTTATTGGGTTTGAAGTTAGGCAATCTAACCCCATGAATATTTAGGTCTAAATCTATAAATTTCTCTGCTAGTTTACTCATCACAGCTTTCCATAGCGCCCTCTATATCTAAACGGTGCAAAACTTTTTTTAATGTCGTTACCGTATGTTTTTTCGATAACTTGTAGCAAACGTTGGCATTGTTTTTTCTTTCGCCTCTGGAGATGACAACCATAAAGTAATCCAAATTATCCTCTTCCAGCTTACCTTTTAAATCCTCTAAATAATCTAAAGAAGGCATATTAAATGTCGGTTTGAAGTTTTAGCTTGTTCCAGACCTTGATATTGAGTTGCAGGTCTGACAATGCGTCATGTAATGTGTCATAATCATGATCAATGTCGTACTCTTTGCCTAGGGACTCCAAATTGCTTTTTACCCTTTTTTTCTTGGTGTTCATTATCTTGTATTGATAAAGAAGCAATTCTTCACGCGAAACGCTTCCGTTTCTTCTTCTGAAAGGTATTTCGTACTTAATTCCTCGGGCCAAACAGTTGGTATCGATAATCTTCTCTACTAGATGTCCGTAATCCCTACCCATAAAATCGTAGTAGCCTTTCAATAAATAAATATCAAACCCCAAAAAATTATGACCTACTATATAGTCGCACTCATCAAACCAAGGACTCATTTGTTCAAAGGCTTTTTCGTGATCTATACATCTCTTCCTAAAATTGTTTTCGCTGTATTTGGTGATTCTAGCTGCCTCTTTGCCTATCTTTAGGTGCGTTTTCCATTTAATATACAGATCCAAAGATTCAATTATCTTATTACCTTTGACTTTTATGAGTCCGGCTTGCCATGGCCTGTTATGCGAGAAGCTAAGGCATAAATTGTAAGTCTCGAAATCGCAAAATACGAAAGTGCTTTTTTTGTCGAATCTTAATAAATTTTTATCCATTAGCTAGCTCCTTCCAGCTTTCCAAACAAAAAGTATCTGAACACATGTTGTTAAGCTCTGGTTTTTCTAAAGTGCTTCTATTGTTTATGCATCTAAAAGTAAGATACGCTTTGAAATCGGCTTTGTCTTTATAGAAGACACTTTTACAAGCTTTGGTCTCGTAGTCATATTCTTGTATATAGTTATTTACAAGCGACAATAGAACTTTGTCGTATGGAAGGTTGTTGTCCTCTGTAAAAAATAATGGATTGTTAAAACTAAAGTTAGGTATGCAGTTCCTGCTGGAGAAATTGTTATAATAGATAAAAGAGTCATAAAAAGGAACCGCTAAAATCAGATCATCATTCGACCAGAGCCTTTTTAATTGCTTAAAGTCCGTCCTCGGCTCGTAGTAAAATCCGTCTTTCGCGGCCTGACTGTATATTTTAATGAGTCTTTGGTATCCTTTTTTATTCTTGCATAAGATTATATATTTGGAAGATGTGCTAATAGAGTCTTCGTTTTTGACCGAGATGTCTTCGCAAACCGTCATACGGACTCCGAAAACTAGCTTTATTCCTACTTCTTTTAGGTTAGAATAAGCCTCCAGAAAGCCTCCCATACAATCATCGACCAAAAAAACCTCCTCAAATTCGTTTTCCTTGGCTATGTCCACTATAGAATCGGGGCCATCGTCAACCGAAACCCCTTCTTTTTCGAGAGTAAGGATGCTTCTGCCTAAAGAATAATGGCTTTTGAAAATAGGAACCAAATCCATTTCGAAATCTTAGTTGAGTCGGGGTCTTAAGTCAAGCTTAAAAGTCGAATAAATCGTCTATGTCGTCTTTTTGTTGGTGGGCTGGGCAACCCGTGTAGTGCATTATCTTAACCTTTTCTCCTTTTTTGGGTTTCCTGAGTTGAGGCTTTTTCAACGAGCGGGCTACGACTTCGCCCTTTTTATTAACTATTTGATAATATGTAAAAGCATCCAAATACGGGCATCTCCATGTTTTGCCAGCCTTGCACATCCAAGAAGATTTTCCGTCTTTGGCGTAGTTTGACTTAGCGTCTTCTTCTGTAAAAGAGTTTATTTGTTTATAGCAGCTTTCTAAAAAGTATTCAAATCCTTCAAGTTGTTCGTCTGTATACTTGCAGTGTTGTTGGGCTGACTTAGGGAACCTTAAAAACAAAAACTCTATAAATGGTTTATATTTCGGCCAAAGCTTTTTAGCTGCTAAAGAATACGCCATCGCCTGTATGTTTGCTGTCAGCTCTTCTCCTCTAAATTTATATTTGCTGCTTTTGTAATCAACTATCTTTATTTGTTTCTCTTTACCGTACATTATGGGTTTATCCATAAAGCCACGGATTTTGTATTTAGGGTTTTTGCTTTCGATAAGAAATTCTTTTTCTGGGTCTACTATTTCCCCTCCTTCTCCAAAAAAGTCGTTTCTGAGGCCAACTATGATCATTTTATTCATTAACTCATAATTTTCCTCGGATGACATCGGTAAACTATGGAGTTTTTGATACATTTTAAGATGTTTTGTTACAAGTTTGTTAACTGATTTACTTCCTTGTAAGTTATTGCCATCTAGTATTAATTTTTTGTGATGGCGATGCTTGTCTTTTAAGAGAAGCTCAAAAACTAAATGGGCTATTGTCCCTCTTAATGCTCCTTCGTTCTGTCTTTGCGGTATTTTAAGTTCGTAATTGCAGTAATACGACCAAGAACAGGTTTCTAGCGTCTTAATTCTAGAAGCAGAAAGAACTTTTTCTTTTTTGTTCATCTCCAAACAGGGCCACCAATCCAGCAAACCAAAGAATATCTAGTGCCGGATAGTAAGGGCTCCACCTTGTGGAGAAGAAAAGACGGAAAGATAATCACGTTTCCTTGGGATTTATCAGGAACCATAAAGGTTCCGTTGTTAATCACCAAATCACCCCCATTGTAGTCCGATGGATTGCTTAACTGGACAACTATGCTTAATTTTCTTCCATTCTGATCAGGGCCGATATCGGGGTGCCAATTATAATGTTTGCCTTTCCCTTCGTATTCTGTGAATTGCAGATTTTCAGTAAATCCGTATAGGTCTAGTTTAAATAAGGCATCATTAGCTTCTAGAGCCATGCGGGCCAGTTCGTCTTTTAGCCAGTCTATTTTAGGGTCATTTAGATCTATCCATCTTATAGTGCTGTCTCTTACGTCTGGAGGCGCATCGTCATTGGATGAAAAAATTGTGCCTTTTTCCTGTGGATAGCTTTTCCCTATATTAATAATCGACGTGCACTGATATGGAGAGAAGCCGTTTTCAAACCAATAATGACTTAATAGCTCTTTACCTTTGTCTTGTTCGTTTGCTCCAAAAAAATTACTCATAATTCAAAAAATGTTTTTATTTTATTTATCGGCATCTCGCCAAAGTCATTATATCCAGAAGGTAGCCTAATTTCTACTTGGTTTGGGTCAAAGTATTTCAAAAGCCTTCTTTTTGCTTTTTCCGCAGCTATGTTTCCTCTGTTATTGTTGTTTGCATCGTTGTTGAAAGATATTGTTATCTTGTCGACGTCCATTCTGAGTAATTGATTTAAGATTTCTAAACCTATTTCTAAGCCAAAGGTAACAATAGCGTACTTAATCCCAGATTCCCAGAGCGCAAGCATATCTCCGATGCTTTCTATTAAGATAACTTTGTTTGCTTCCTTTATTATTTTGTAGTTCTCTTGGAGCGGGTACTTCCAAGAAGCCTTGTTTCCTAAATGCTTCCATTTTATCTTACTTTTTCCTGTAACATCTCTGCCCGTAAAGCCTATAATGTCGCGAGAAGAGTTAAATACGGGAAAAACGTAGCGCCCTTTCATTTTACCTTCTGTTACGATACCGCCTTTAAATCTACTCACAGTTTCTTGAGATATCCCTCTTTCTGTCCAGTATTTATGGATAGGCTTTATTTCTTTTAAATTGTCCACGGGGAATATCTTGCTTTGTCTTATTTCGGGCCTATTCCCGGTTTCGGGCTTTGAAAGCGTAATTTGCTTCTTCGAGATCCATTGCTGGGCTTGTCTATAGTCTAATTTGAGCGTTATCTTTATTAAATCCGTTAAAGAGCCCCTTATTCCGGCGCTGTAATCGTTAAAATAGCCGTTTTTCTTGTTGACCTGCAGAGAAGTGCTATTATTAGACTCTCTGTATATTGGGCGCATTCGATAGTCTTTTCCGTGGTCGCGAATGTTCTCGTACCCTAAATCGACTAAAATATCTCTTACGCTAGACATTTCAATTTCCCATTTTGTGATTTTTAGTGTATACTGGAAACCTCTTCCCGCTCGGGAAAAAATTCGATTTTTTTCTAAATGATATCGCCGTCATCGTCATCATTTGGGTTTTGGTCCTCTAGGGTGTGCTGATCCCTTTGTCTTTCTACTATTGTTTGTAGCGACCCCATCTCCTCACAGTCAAAATTATCCACGGTAAAATTTAAATAATTATATACGTATCTCTCTGAACCGTCTGCTGTTACTCTTCTTACTAGGTCTTGGTGCCCTGCGGCGTCCCTTCCTTGAAATCTAGATTTAATAGTCACAAGTTTATGAGTCCCGAACTCTTCTCCGTCTAAGGCCATCTCGTCCAAGGTTTTCCTTCTGAATATGCCAACATAGCTAGAGAACCACTGAAGTCTATCAGATAAGGCTATTACAGAGCTATCGTCAACCACTTGATCGCCGCTTCTGTTGTGGCTCTCTCCTTGTCGGTTAAGTTGCATAGCGGTTATTATTGGGCAATTAAGTTCCTCCGAGAGTCTTTTGAGTTTGTCTATTTTTTCTCCTATTGCTTGGTACTCGGCCCAGTTTCTCTCTACTTTCTCACCAGTGAGTTTAACATAGTCATAACCTATGATACACGGATTCCCGCGACCCACGTTTCTGTAATACCAACGCTTAACCGTGTTGCAAACTTGATCTATGTCCTTGTTGCCAACATGAAAATGGGTATAGTCAAAGTCTTTTATGCTGTTAAGGGCCTCCCTGACTTTGCCCATCATTTCTTTATTTTTTCTCCAGTTTCCTGTCTCCAGATACCAAACGGGAACGCCAGAGATAGCGGCAGTCATTCTGAACTGCATCTCCTCTTTGCTCATTTCGGTATCTAAAATAAGAGCTTTGATTTTATTTTTTACGGATGTTTTAAAAAGAACATCATTTATCCAAGTAGTTTTTCCCTGTCCCGGTCTTGAGGCTATTGCATAAAGGTTACCCGGCCTAAATCCTCCGTAAAGCCTGTTAAATTCGTTATAAGGTGTTAAGTGTCCAGAGTCATCTTTGGGTTTGTTCCCTCTCTCTTCTATTAAGTCGTCTATATCTTCAAAAAGGTTGGATGGCTCAGTTTCTCCAACATACTCATAGATTTTATCACTGTATATTTTGTCAGCACCGGATATAAACTCAGAAAGCTTTGTCTCCCCTGTCTTTCTTGAATAATCTATTAATTGTTTTCCTGTTTGTTCTGTGTTTCTCCTAACTGTTAGCTTAGTTAATTCTTTAGCTGATTCTATTGTGTGCTTCTTTGTGATCTGAGAGAAGGCGATGCTTTTAACGTAGCTGAAGATATCTATGTCGTCTTTGAACGATATACCCAAGTTGTCTATCTTTTGAGCTAAAATTACTTCATCTAACTTGTTGTTAGAGAATTCGCCATCTAGTAATATTGATCTTATTACCTTAAAGATGGTGGAGTGAGCCTCGCTATAAAAGTCTTCGTGAGTTACGAAGCCATCAAGCTCAAAGAAACAAGAAGGATGATTTATTATCCCCCCTAAAACGTGTTTTTCTATTCTTAAAGAGTAAATTGTAGACATAACTCAGCAAAGAGCAATGTGTAGTCTAAACTAGCCGGGGTATTTTGTCAAATTAAATCTAGCCCTTCGTCTTCGTCGTCGGGAAAAAGAATATCTTCGTCATCGATATCAGCCTCAGACAGAGAATCAAGGGTAGATTTAGTGCTCAGATTATGTAACGCTTCAGACCAGCTCGCCACGAACATTTGCAAAGCCATAGCGTCTTTATTTGTGTCAAATTTTGTATGTACACAAGGGTTTCCTTTATCGTCGTAGGTAAAAAGAGCAAAGCCTCCGGAAGAAAATTCATTTAGCTGTTGCAAAACTGAGTTCGGCATTTTGAAGCCTTGGCTTTCCATGTTATATATTACACAGATTATATGGATATATCAAACTTTTCCTTTATGAACTCTTCGGTTAGGAAATCTACTTCGTCGTATTCTACTGTTATCACTTCAAATCCGTTCTTTTCTAGCCACTCTTCTTTTTTTACGTCTCTGCTTATGGATTGAAAATACCCGTATCTAGAGTTGTGAAAAAATTTATTGTATGAACCGTGTTGTTGGCCGTTTACCTCTACCGCTATGAATTTAGTAACATTAACAATGTCTACTTTCATTCTGGTTCCAAACACAGGGAACTCTTCGTATACTATATGTTTTTCCCAAAAAGGTTTGAGGAACTGCTTTACTTTAAATTGAAGATTAGACCTTGATTTTTTATCCCAGTCTATCAGGTAACGAGAGACGTTTTTATTAACCTGTCTCCCTCTGATGTTGTAAAGCCTCAAATCAGTTGTCTAAATTTAGTTTTAAGAAACTCAAGAAGCTTTTCGTTTTCAGCGAGATAAGCCCAAAGTTTTCTTTCTCCTTGGTGTTTTTGCTGTATCTCTATCTTTTTTGCCTTAACTTCTTCCACTAAATCATCAGAGAAAACAAACCACGCTGCAGATTTTTTAATAAATTCAAACTGAATCGCCAGCATACAAACTTCTACCTCCTCCCATATTGCTCCTCCCTTCTGGGAGTATTTAACAGGGATGGCTACTGTTTGTCCTGTTTTTTCGTTCCTAGTTTTTGTAAATTTCATGACGCAATAGTGGCCCAACCTTTTACCTTTGTCTTTTATCGCTGCGGCAGATGGATTCTCCCAGATATAAAGGTCTGTCCATAAAGGCTGAATCTCTGCCATGACAGAACTATAAAACCCCAAAGCTTTTCCTCCGGAAACGGTAGAGCCTCCTGTTGCTCCGTAGCCGCTCGTATTCATTTTTGTTCTGGTTTGGGACAACACTATCATAGTGTGACCGTATCTAGTGATAGGTAAGCTAAGAGATTTACCCGCGAACGAGAATGTAACGGCAGAACCCGCAACCTTTTGCCCCTGTTGGAAATCTTTATTTAAATCCTCCACCCTGCAAAGAGCATCCGTAGAATCTAAAATAAATAAATACTGATTATTTTTTTTGTTGTCTAGTATTAGCTCTTTTATTATTCCCAAACTCGGCTCAAGCATATTGCTATCTAAGCAAAACCACTTGTCTTCCTTGAGGGATATCCCGCTCCTTTCGAGGAGAATCTTGTTAAGCCTGCCTTCGGCGTTAACATAGAAAACAAATGAATTTTTGACCGTTTCTTGAAATATTTTAGCACAGTTTAAGGCGAAGCTGGTCTTTCCGCTTTCCGGTTCGCCAGAAAGCCTAAATATGCCGGGCGTAAGCCCTCCGTCCATGAATATATCTAAGGCAATGCTTCCAGTACTGCAGCACCAGTCGACCGCGGCGCTAGTGTTGTAGTGAAAGTTCTTAAACCTCTTATCATCAAGTAGTTGTGCTATTTTTTCTTTACTCATTATCTGTAAAATCAATAAGGTTCTTTTTAACTTTTAATTCGTTTTTATTTGTCCCGAGAGGTTGTTTTTCAAGCTTATGTTTCTTTGTAGAAGGCAAGCGAAGTTTTCTTTTTTTGTCTAAATGTTTAAGTAAATGTATCTGTTCTGGTTTGAGCCACTCTTTCAAGGAGTAGATTTTGCGCCCTTCTCCTACAAGCCATTGCCAGAATTTCTTCTCTGGTATTTCAGCGAATAGTTTCTTGGCTTGTTTGTATTGGAAAATAAATGTGGTTTTCTTATCATCTATGAGAAAAGCTTTGACCATGAAAGTATAAAAACCGTGATTGTTTTCCTTGGCCTTTTTCGGCTTCGGGGTTTTCTTTGGCTTTTTTTCTTCCGGAAATAGCTCTAGGTTAATCATCTCCTAAAGCGTAAACATAACACGCCCGGGAAGCCTTGTCAATCGTTAATCGTAAGCGGCGTCGTAACACTTTTCCCAATAAGAAACCATGTCTTTTACTAACGCTTTGAAGTTGTATTCTGGTTTCCAGCTTAAAGCATTGCGAGCTTTTGAAGAGTCACCTTTAAGCATGGTAAGCTCCTCTGGGCGCATAAACTTGGGGTTCTGAGTAACATAGTCTTTATAGTCTAAACCAAAATAACCAAAAGCTTCTTCGCAAAAGTCCCTCACAGAATGAGTTTCCATAGACGAGATAACAAATTCGTCAGGCTCATGGTGTTGTAAGATTTTGTGCATGGCTTTGACGTAATCTTTAGAGTGTCCCCAGTCTCTGTACGCGTCTAAGTTACCTAGCTCAAGTTTATTAGATAGTTTTTTAGCTATAGAAACTACGCCTCTGGCTATCTTCGCCGTTACAAAGTTCTCCCCTCTCCTAGGCGATTCGTGATTAAACAAAATTCCATTAGAAGCAAACAAATTATAAGAGTTTCTGTAATTTCTTACAATGCAATACGCCGCTAGCTTAGAGCATCCATAAGGGCTTGTTGGCTTCATTGGTGTTGTCTCTCTTTGGCAGCCGTCCTCGTCTATCTCGTTGCCGAACATTTCAGAAGAGCTGGCTTGGTAAAACCTAGCATTCGGGCAAAAACTCCTATAAGCTTCCAATAGATTGAGAGTTCCTATCATGTTTGTCTGGAGGGTAAATTGAGGGACATCAAAACTAATGCGGACATGGCTCTGCGCTCCTAGGTTGTATATTTCGTCAGGTTTTATTAATCCGAGTAGTTTGTAAAGCGAAGTGCTATCCAAAAGATCTCCATAGTCGGTGTTAATAAGTCCTTTGGATACTAGATGATCTATCCTAGTCTCTTGGCTTTCTGCTACTGAATGTCTCCTGATCATTCCGTAAACTTCGTAATCATTTTCTACCAAATATTCAGCCAGATAACTACCGTCTTGACCTGATACTCCCGTGATGAATGCTTTCTTTTTGCTCATTTTTTACAAATAAATCTTATTTTATAGTTTTCTTCCGTGGCTTCCTTATCCTCTTCGTTAGACAGTATTTTCTCCACTTTCATTTGATGTTTTTTTATTAATTCTTTCAAAAAACGCTGAGACCAAATTATATGGTCTAACCTATAGGCAAACTCATCCACTACCTCGTCTAGATTGTAGACCTCCACCTTGTTCTCTAGCTTTAGCGAGGCTGTGCCGTCATTAAACGTCGGGGAGGAGGTTATTTGGTAGCTGGCTCCTGCTATCTGAGACGCTACTCCCCTCACATAAGGCTGCGGCTTCTCTTTGTTGACCGCGTCCTCATTAAAGCAGTCGAAAACAAAAGTCCCGCCATCTTCCAATAGATTGGAGCAGCTTTCGAAAAAACCACCGATTTGCTGCCTGTCTAGTACATGGTTTACCACATTAAACATACTTATGATGGTTGTAAACTTTGGTAGGTCGACCATCTCTTCGAACGTGGTAACGTCAAGATTATATAAGGTGATATCTTTGTTGTCTTTGAGTTTCTCCTTCGCAATGGATATCATGTCCTCAGAAACGTCTAGGCCATGCAGGACCCTGCCTTTTTTATAAAGCTTTCGAAGGTGAGCGCCTGTTCCGCATCCTACATCCAAGACCCTATCTAGGTTGCAATACTTTTCTAAGATCTTGCTCTCGCCAATGTAATCTTTATTGCCGTAAATATCGTCGTAATACCTTGTGAATTTTCCTTTGTACATCATGTCCCCCGGCAGTAAGCTGTCTTATCAATATTACGTTGCTCCATTAAGATTTGTTGTGGATATTTGAGTCTGTCCTCTCCTTTCATAAATTTTTGGTGATCTTTATAGTGGAGCTCGGCGTGATGGTTGGAGCATAATAAAATACATTTGTCGGCTTCTTTTTTGAGTTCTTCCATATCGTAGTTATTTTGAATTCCCTCACTAATACTATAGCTTTTCTCTGCGTCGTTAACGTGATGAAAGTCTAAGGCCCTGAGGGATTTGTTGTAGGTGCACCCTGAGGCGCTACATTCTCCTCCTTTATAATCTACCAAGGTCTGTTTTCTATTTACTTGTTTCTGTCTGGCGCTGTTGTTGATGCAGTTTTTGCATTTACGTTTTAAATAGAATTTACCTTTATAAATTTGTCCAGTTACGTGAAACTGATCCTCGGACTTTTCCTCTTTGCATGTCTTGCAGCGTCTCATGGTGTATGATGGTTTAGCCAAATATAGTATTCTTTTATTGTGTCACAAATGTAATCAACCTTCTCTTCCTCGAGGGCAGGATAAGATGGTAAGCAAACAGCATGATTGTAAGCGTGGATAGAGTTGGGAAAATGGGAATCAAGAATGTACCCCGGCTGGTCGTTAATGTCTTTGTATAGTTTTTGAGCAGGGGAGTTGTAGCATGGTTGGTCATGTAGAGGATGGAATACCGACCTAACTTCAATGCCTTTCTCTTCGAACCGTTTCATTAAACCCTCGACAGGCTTTTGGCACATTAGAACCACCCGGAAAGGAATATGGTTTGATATATGTATAGACTCATCTCTAGGGCAAGGCTCAACTATGATGACGTCCTCAACTTCAGACAGTCTCTCCTTGTATAGTTTTAACAAGTTTCGTTTCTTGTCCTTTATCTCTTTGAGTTTGTCTAGCTGCACAAGACCCATGGCTGCTTGAAAGTCAGTGATTCTAAAGTTGTAGCCTATCTCTGGGTGCACAAAAGACCCTCTGTTGAGTCTGCCTTGGTTCCTAAGGTAAAGCAGTTTATTGTAGATCTCCTCGTTATTTGTCGTAACAAATCCCCCTTCTCCCATTGTGATAGTCTTATCCGCAAAGAACGAGAAGCAGCCTACTTCACCAAAGGTGCCGCAATGCTTCCCTCCCCATGTTACTCCAACTGCTTGAGCCGCATCCTCGACTACCTTTAGGTTCTTTTCTATGGCATAAGCCATGACTTCCCCCATGTCAGCAGCCATTCCAAAAAGGTGGACGGGCATTATAGCTGTTGTTTTTTTGCTTAAAACCCTATCGCAGTCTGTGATATCTATTTGAAGGTCTTCTAGATGGACGTCGACAAACAACGGTTTGGCTCCACACATCTCCACGGCATTTGCAGAAGCTATAAATGTAAAGTTCGGAACAATGACCTCGTCTCCCGACTTGACTCCTGCTGCTCTTAGCCCCAAATACAAAGCTAGCGTACCGTTCTGAGCAAAGACCCCATAGCGTGCTCTCGTTAGGTCTAAAAAGCGCTCAGTAAACTCTTTGCATTTTGGACCTTCTGTTATCCAGTTAGAATCAAAACAGGAGCCCATCGCCTCGTGCTCCTCTTTTCCTATAAAAGGTTGAAATTGTGAAACTTTCATGTTAGTCCAAATTCTGGATCGTAATTTATAAAGGTTTTATCCATAGCGGATCCAAAATAAGGACCCGTTTTGAACTCGTATAGAGAAGTGTCATCTTCCAAGACTTCAAAACCATGGCCTGCCCTAAAGCTAATGGCGCAATCTCCTGAGGATAGGTTTGTGTCTAGTATTAAAGAATCGTCTAGATCATAAAACAAACATCTAATCTTCCCGCTTAGTACCAGCCAAGCCTCCTGAGTCCTGTCGGTTTTTCTCTCTAGCTTCTTGTGTTTGTGCGATCTAAAGCGAACACCCTTGCTGATTACTTTAGTAGAGCATTGCAGGAATTCTGACTCTGGGCTTAGGTCTGTCCTTTCTTTTGTTATTTCCCTTGCTCTGTTGATTACTAACAGCAGAACGCCTTCTTCTACTTTTGAATATATTTTCTTCATTTTAATTTCTTGTAATAGTGCCCTATTTCAAATTTTGTACCTGTGGTGCCTGAAGCTTTGGACATTTGTTCCGGATGATAGTGTTCCAGTGGTAGAATTCTGAAATCATATGTCACGCGCGTAATTGATGTCTTGTTTATCTTGTTGCCGTGTCTACATATGTTGCCGTTAAAGGTTATTAGTTCCCCCCATTCCATCTCAATAGGCTCGAAGTCTCCTTTGTCTGGTTCCGACTCTGTCCAAACCGTGTTCGTGTCATAGCATTTAGTGAAGGGTAATATAAAATTAATTTCCCCAAACGGATGGTCGTATCCGTTTTGAGAGTCTCTATGGAAATCCGGAGTCGCCCAGTTGCCCGGGACATGTATTCTTAGCGTAGGCCAGCGCTGATAAATAAATTCGTACTCGAATAAGGGCCTTACAAATTCAGAAATGAAGCCGTCGTAGATCTCTTCAAACTCTGGCCAGCCTCCCCTTAGCTTAGAGTAGAAAGCTTTATGTCCTTCGGTGTCAGAATTGTTAGACATAGTAAAGATGTCAAGATCACCAAGTGTTTCGTGGAGCGTAGAAAGGTCCTCGTGTTTATAAAGGGAAGACATCAACTTGTGAAAGTTGTATCTGTCTTGATCAAAGATAAATTTTTTATAATGATTCAAAATATGCTACTATCCCGTTTTCTATGGGCTTGTTGAAGTATATCATTTTTAGCCCCGCTTTTTCTCCGAGCTTCCTTAGGGTGCTTGTGCTAAAGAAATATAAATGTTCGTTTGGTATTATATGTTTCCAGTTCTCTTTCTCTTCTTTGTGGTTTTTGCATTCTACATCGTGGGTTCCTACGACTATTAGTCCGCTCTTCTTAAGTCTCTTCTTCTTTTCTAAAAGCATCTTCAGCGGATCGGAAACGTGTTCTAGTACGTTGAAGCTAGTTATGACGTCGAACTCGTACTCAGAATAATCTTCAAGAAAGCACTTCTTTATGTTAATCATATAATCTCTTATACCGTCATCGATGTCTTTCTGGTTTAGGTCTATCCCGTATGCTTCGAACCCTTCTTTTCGGGCAGAGTTGACTAGGAATCCTCTACAGCAGCCGACATCTAAAAGCTTTCCATGTGATACGAACTCTTGGATGTAGCTGATTCTCTCGTCTGAAATCCTTTCGAACTCCCCTGTTCTCTCGTCTATTTCTGGTTCACCTACTTGAGTTTGGTACTCTTGCCAGTAATTGCTCTCATATATATCCAGCATAGATTCTCCTGTGTTTCTTGGGTGGCAATACATTAGAGAACACTCTTCGCATTGAACTATGTCTTTACTGTCTCCTATTTGTTTATACTCTGGGAGGTCGCTAAATTTATAGACAGTACTAGTTTCTGTTCCGCCGCAGCAAATACACTGTTCTGTTTCTTGGGTCTTGTTCATTTGTTCATCCAGCCATCCGTCCGGTAACGATTTATTAAGGTGTCAATGGTCGGCCATACGTTATACCTGTTTAAAATTAAGTCTCTGGCTTCTTTTACCGCTTCCTTTCTGCTGTCAAAATCATCATCTTTTATTAAGTTATTGACTCTGTTGGCGTCGTTTAGGTTCAGGGGATTAATTTTAATAAAAGATTTCTCTGGGAAATACTTGCCTAGCTCCCCTCCTCCTCCGTAGATGGGAACTGTCCATCTTAACAAAGCGTCAGTTACTTGAGTTCCGAAAAAATCCTTGATTGTTACTTGGTTGTCGAATGCTAATGTATATTTATATTCGTCCAAGGCTGTCTTCTTGTCGTTATTTTTTAGTTTCTTATCAGCGCACGAAATTGTACCGTAGACATCAATGTCATAACTGTGCTTGTATCTCTTGATAAATATTTGTCTGGCTTTGTGTATGGGGGTTATGTCTTTGTTTGTTTGGATGCAGCTAATGGTTTTAGTTTTATTTGTTTCCTTTTCTGCTGATAGCTCGTCGTAAGTCATGTTTATGCCTCCGTATTCCCCGGGGTATATCCATTTTGTATATAAATAGCCGGTCCCGTCCCAGAAAGAAGATCTTACAGCCTTGTCCGTGGGATAATTGTTAATGCTGTTGGGGTCTAGGGCCTCTCTAGAAAAATATAATCTTTTTTCTTTGGGGAATCTGTTAAAAACATCTGGAGAACAGGCGTCCTCTATTATCAAATAGTCAGACTCGTCAGGGTCTGTTGTATAGGTAATGTCTTTCCATGAGCCTGATTCTTTTGGGGTCTGTTTGATATAACAAGACACCATTTGGTCAGCAGTGAGTCCCCAGTTAGGAGCAAAATATATTTTCATTCTGGCTCCTTTCTGCACTCCACATTTAAACTAATTAAAGTGCCTTTCTCTTTGTCCATATGTGGTAAATATGCCTGAGAGTGGTCGTCTATATAGGAATGTTCTTTATCTTCCCATTTGTATTCGTGTATCCCCCAAAAATGATTCTCTGTGAGCAGGTTGCTTAAGCTCTCTAAATCATAAACCGTTTTGTGGTATATGGTTTGGTCTCCCATAGGCATTTTTCCATATAAAGGACCCAGAAACTTATCAAGTGAATAGCTCCTATCGTTATACAAGCGAACCATCGCTTCGAAATTAGGAACAGCTAATCTCAAAACACCATCGGGAACAAGAGCTCTACGCCATTCTTTAAGGACTTCTCCCGCCTCTTCTAAGTCAAAATACTCCAACACATGAGACGCGTATATTAAATCAGCCGAATTATTCTCAAAAGGAAGCTTGGTTATGTCGTGAGAGTGAAGGTGCTTGTAGTCTCCTCCATCTATGTGGGTCCAGTCTGGGCCAAAGTCTCTTTTGCCGCACCCTAAATGAAGTTTAGTTTCTTTCATTTTTTTAAAATTCAAATTCGAGCTGAGAAATTATATTGCTATTTTTTAATTTATCATGAAAAACTTCGTATTCTTTTCTAATCCTCTCCATTTCTTTCTTTGGGGGCCTTCCTGCCTTCCCCTTCTCTTCCGGCACGTATATGCTTTCCCACCCTCCGGCCTCTTCGTATTCTTTTCTAATTCTCTTCATTTCTTCTTCGTGAAATCCGTCGTGTGTCTCGTTGTGGCAATTCCTGCAAAGTAAAATACATTTAGCCGCTTCTTTTCTCAGTACTGATAAGCTTTTGTGTCGCTGACTCGAGATGGAAAACTCTTTTTCCTCTGGTTTTATGTGGTGAAAATCTAATGCCCATTCGCAGTCGGAATAGGGACACAGCGCGCACTTGAATCCGGCTTCTTTTATTAATGTTGATTTCGCTCTTCTCTGCCGAAACATCTGCCAGTTGGAATGTTTTTTAAGCAGGCCCGGGTTGAGGCGTCTTGTGATGGTGATTTTCGAAACGCCCATTATTTCCGCGATCTTTTGGTGCGTTAGTCCTTGAGAGACAAGCAGATTAAGCTGGTCCGGGTCTAATTCTTTTCGATGGGCTCCTTGTCTAAGGGAAGTGTCCTTGTTTTGTTTTCTCTTGCTGGAAATCATTTTTTGAAAACGTTCATTTCTCTCAGGTCTGGCCAGTCATCTAGAACCCACTGCCTAGGTTCTTCTTTAGCCGCTACTTCAAGCTTGGCCAAACCAAGCCTTGCTGTTTCTGGGGTCATATAATAATGATATCCCATCATGCTGATGTTCTGTTCTCGCCATGGGACATCAGGATGTCGGCCATCGTGTGACATTTTTTTAAGGTCTTCGGCAGCTTCCTCATTGTCTGTTAGTATCATGCCGCCTCTTCCTAGGCTTAGGTGTTTCTGGAATTGAAAGCTAAGCGTCATAAATGTGTTAGGGATATAGCTTTTTTCCCTCCACAGAACCGCGGCATCTATTACGTTGTCTGTTAGATAATAATAATCCTTCCAGTTTTCCTCTTTCCATTCGAGGTCTATTCCTAATTTTTTAGCCAAGAAAGGTATCGAAATATATGTTTGAACAGGGACTTTAATTGTTTGGACCTTTAGTAGTCTTAAGCATAGCTCTATGCCGTGGGTACAGCTATCGACAGCTACCCCGTATGGGGAGCCGAAGTATTCAGCAACTCTTTTTTCGAATTCCGTAACCATGTTAAAGCTCATTATATAAATTCTTTATCTTGCTCTTGTCCTTTATAAGGCCCTGTCTTGAACTCGTATACGAAAGTGTTCGGAGCAGTGGCTATATAATTATGCCCACCTTGAAAAGTCATGGATAGGTCCCCAACGTTAAGGGTCTCTTGAGAAATAATAGAATCATCCAAATCATAAAACGTAACCGCAACAGAGCCGCTTATAACCACCCATGATTCTTGAGCGATTACCGTCTTCTCTCCTTCTTTCCATATGTGTTTGTGGGGTTTAAATGTTTTGCCTGCGTTCATTTGTATTGCCGCGACTTGAAGAAACTGATCCTCAGGGGCTACGTCGACTCTTCCTCCTTCGTTTAGCGTCGTTATCGCAAGGTCTTTCTTTCTGCAAATAATATGCAGCAGAAAACTTGAGTCCATTTTGGAATATATTTTTTTCATCTTGTATATTTTATGTTCTGTTTCTCTGTTCTATCCCAGTCTTTTATTTCGTCTTGGAGCTCAGAGCTTAAAAGCGGAAACCACAAATCCCTATTGTCCCATTCTCCCGCAGCAAAGCTTTCCTCTTTGTATACTGGGAATTTATCTCCATAGACCATCCATACTTTAAAAAAATCATCAAAGTTAGCCTTGTATGACCCAACGGTCTCGAAATCCCAAGGTGTCATCTCTGGTTCGCAATACTTAAGAAAGAACTTCTTGTTCCAAATAGAAATCTGCGTTGTTAGTTGATAGTGGCTTGAGTTTGTTTGTTGGTATAGCCCCCAGTCGTCGAAGCTTCTTACTTGCTCTACTTTGTAGTGTGGGTTTCTCTCTATCGTATAACCCTCTTCGCAGGGGTTAACTAAGTTGATTCTGCCGACGTGCTTGTTCTCTCTGGCTATGTCTATTAATTCGTTTAGCCATTCTATATCGGCATCTTCATAGAAGGCTATGTCTTCTGTTCCGTAGATGAAGTACTCGTCTGCGTTTTCTATTTGTTTTCTTAGGTCCGTAGA